CATCCCCTTCCAGCCCGTCCAGGTTGAGGGCGAACATCCGAATCGAGAGGTGATTGAAACGGTCCGTGAGCACGGCGAGCAGATGCTGGTGGATGGCGAACCCAATGCCGCCGATCGCAAGCGCGCCGAGGAGATTTCGTATTCTGCCGAAGCATTTGAGTTTCTGATGTTTTCATTGTCGAAGGACGTGCAGACACCCGAGTATGCGCTGCTGCGAAAGGACATCGAGACATCCAGCAAGATGTTGTACAAACGACTTGACGCGTGGTTGAAGAAGGAGGCACTGTGGTCGGACGTTGCAGATCCCTCTGCGTTTGTCAACAAGGTCCGCACCCCCTGTGGTCAGTTCACGAAGAAGGATGCATGCAACAAATCGTCTCTGTGCGGTTGGACGGGGAAGACGTGCAAGATCAGGGTGAAGCCGATCGTCGATAGGACACAGGTTCTGAAACGAATGGCAACGACACTTGTGACGAACGAGAAGCAGCGTGCGCTCGTGTTGGACGAACGCCTCTCGCCCTTTTTCAGCACGGTGCTGTACTTGGAGATGCCGCATGAACTCATTGTCACGCGAATCTAAGCATCCTATGAACTTCTAGTAAACAATCAAAAAAATCACCCTGGGGTTCCAGATTGATTTTTTAGGTTCTGATGGGAATCGAACCCACTACTTTTCGGTTAACAGCCAAACGCTCTACCGATGAGCTACAAAACCAGGTGGATGCGCCAATGGGGAATCGAACCCCAGCCGAGAGGATGGAAACCTCTAATTCTGCCACTAAACTATTGGCGCTCTGGGGTTTTTATTGATTTTTTTGTTTGGTCATTCCATTCTTTACGCCTTCACGACGGTGGGCTTGATGAAGTGGACCTTCAGGAAGGACTGCAGGTTCAGGTAGGTCACCTCGTCCTTGTCGGACACGCGCAGCAGCTTGGCGAGCGCGGCGTTGGGGAGGATTCGGCGCTTGAACGTGGGGTCGAAGCAGCCGTGCGTCTTCACGTACGTGGAGATGAACTTGGTGACCTCCGTCTGGGAGCGCTTGGAGCCGGCGGAGAGACCCATGAAGGCGGACAGCTCGTCCGTCAGGGGGCGCTGGACCAGGAAGGCATTGTTGGCGCGGCGAGCCTCCCATGCGGCGCGCTCCTCGGGCGTCATCGTCAGGGGATCCTTCCGCTTCTTCTTCTTGGAGTCACGCGCCTCCTTCTTGGACTGCTTCGCCGCCTCCTGGACCTGCTTCACCGCCTCGCGAACCTTGGTCGTGAACTCCGTGCCGAGCGCCTTGAGCTTCTCGGACAGGGAGGACAGGAGCGCATCGGCAGAGGCGCTGGGGACAACCTCGGCGACCGCGACCGCGGGGGCGGACACCGTGGGGAGGACGACCTCCGCCTTGGCGGCGACTGCCTTGACTGCCTTGGGCGCCTTGGGGGCGGCGGCTGCCTTGGGGGCGGGGGTGGCGGCGACGGGCGCGGCGGCGGGGGTCTCAGATGCCTTCTTCGTAACGGTCTTCTTCTCAACAGCCATCTTGTTTGTCTTAGTGACAGTCTTCGTGGTCTCCATTTCTAACGCGTTGATATACTTCTTACCACCCGCGCGCATGTAAATTGGTTTCGTATGAAAATATTAGCAACGATACAACGCCGACATCAACATGAAATGAAAGGGGTAGTGGTCGGCGTGCTCCGCGACCATCATCATCAGCATGTACGCTGACTGCAGCATGTAACTTTTCGTTTCGGAATTGTAGCATAAATTAATCATTCGATTGCATCGCATGATGATCTGTGGGTCGAGTGGGTCTCGTCGACTCGTGCGCAGATCGTCTCTCAGAAACCGGAAGGCGGTGATCAGTTGCAGTTTCCCAAATCGAGTAAACATACGGGGGTCGACGTCGACGAATCCATTGTCAACGAGTGTTTGGCAAATCACATTCCATCGGCACGCCAGTCTTTCTGGGAACGTATCCTGCTCGGCAGGCATTGACATCTTATGCCGTCGGCGATGCGCCCAGATCACGCGAAGTCTGCGTCGGACATCGACCGAGAGTGGGACTTTCGTGTATGGATTTGTGGGAGCAAAGGAGCGAGATCCCCACGTCCACAACGTCCCGAAATCAAACCACCAAACCTTGCCGTTCTCGTCGAACGAGAAGTAGTCCATGGGGTACTGCCGCTCCTTCTCCTCGCAGGTCACTACATCCTCGTCGTTCGACACACCCTTGCGGCACAGCACCCCCGGACCGCAGAGCGCAAGGTACCTTCGAACCAACCACCCTCGTATGAGCGCCTGGAACCTCGCAATTCTCCCGATCTTCGTTGCATTGACAACCGCCCAGAGCGCGACCGTCTTTGCCTTTGCGTGCCGTCCACAGAGTGTGAGTGCCCCAATCGCTTTTGCCGAACACTGTAGTTCCGACTTCTTGTTTTTAACGGCAGCGCACCGTTGCATTGTTTCTTCTGAGGATGCTTGTTGTAAGTTGGACGGAATCAGGAAACATGAGTGGAAAATGGAAGTTGGGCGTCCAACCCACTGAGATAGCACAAACAGACACAATGGCAACCAACGCAATCATCAACGTCGCTTCTATCGACATCAACAAGGTTTCTATCGGCGACATTCGAGCAAACAAGGCGGGCGGTAAGACGGTTCCCGTCAAGTACAATGGGCAGAACCTTCAGCTTCGCATTCCCAAGATGATGTACTCCATGGGCGTCAATATCAAGGAGACAGAGAATGGCATGAACTACACGCTCTCTGCCAGTCTCAAGAACTGCGACCCCTTCGCGCGGGATCGTGCGTCCGCAGACGCGGGTGAGGTCGGCACGCTCTACAATTTCCTGAAGGATCTCGAGGAGAAGGTTCTTCAGGCATCCGTCAAGAGCAGCGGACAGTGGTTCGGCAAGACTCGCAAGGAGGAGATCCTGCGTGAGAGTCTAAAGTCGTTGATGAGTCCTTCGGTGGACAAGGTCAATGGCGAGTGGGTGCCCAACGGCAAGTATCCTCCCAGCTTCCGGATGAAGGTCCCGGTCTACGACGGCAAGGTGTCGATGGACGTGGTTGACAACGAGGGGCATCCGATTGCAATGACGCCCGAGAACCTTGAGGCGGTCTTCCCCAAGCGAGTTGAGGCGAGCATCGTGGTCGCACCCTCCATCTACGTCAGCGGGCAGGGATTCGGGGTCACGTGGCGCATCGGGTACGCGCGCGTCCTTCCTCCCCAGCGCCTGACGGCAGCGCAGGTCTTTGCGGATGAGATGGATGAGGAGGTCACTGAGACGGCGCCTCCTGCGCGGGAGTCTGAGACGGTTGAGGAGACGGCGGAGGAGGAGACGGTGCCGTTTGATGCTCCTGCTCCTGCTCCTGCTCCTGCAGCGAAGAATCGGCGCCGAGTGGTTGCAGTTGCGTAATCAGCGACCAAACACGGGATGAACTAGGCGGGACGCAAACAATCATATCATCGTCCAAAAACAAGATTTTTTCCTTTGACGGGAAGTCGAGTGGGCGCGCAAATCCGTGTTCAAAGGGTGTCAACGACTTCTTGCTGCACTTGTTGCACTCCACCACCTCGGGCATCTTCATCAACATTGCGGGACTGATGACGCGGGTCGGACCTTGGAGGCAGTGCTCCAGGAACAGGGTGGGTGTCGTCCACCCATTCGCCAAAAACAGTTCCGCACTTCGTTGTGGGAGAGTCGACCAGATCGTGTCGTGCGACTCCCACTCCTCCTCTTGCAGCAGCGTCGCAAAGGGGTTCTCGTGAAACCAGAGTGTCTGGAACTTCGAGTGGTTCACCGGATCATGCTCAACACAGCCAACCCGCTCCAGCTCTTCGCTGTACAGCCAATACACGTTTGCATGAGCGTACTTCTTGTCGCGAGATCCGCGATAGACTTCGCGATCGTCAAACGTCCAAAGGTCGCTCACAACGTCAATGTCGTGCTCGACAATGTCCCGCGACACGTCGGTATACACAAACCCAGGTGAGACGACTGAGAACATTCCTTACTCAAACTTCACAGTAATCCTCGCGTCATGATGACGCACCGACTTGGTTGCGGAGCGAGAGAGTTCATGCCTCTTCCGCCGAGTTCCATCCTCCACCTGCTTGGACTGAAGTGTCACGGAGCACGACTCCATGTCCGCATGAACGGCATTGTAATTCGACTCAAGAAAGTCGAGCACTTCATCCTGGATCGCCCACTCGAAGAAATTGAGTTGACCCACCGTCGTGTCGAGTCCCATGAACTGAATGCGCTTCCATCGACAAAAAGGGTCAAACATCTTTTTGCTGTATGCCTTCAAGTGCGACTTGTAGGCGAGATAGACAATGACGTGGCGTCCACCTGTTGTGAGGAAGGAGATGTTGTGCTTCTTCGCGTAGTTCGTAACAAGCCAATCGAGCAGACGAAGACTGATATTGGACCCCCCCGACAGAATTGACTGCACGCGCTCAAAGTTTGCGGAATTGGAGTAGAACGCCTCGAGTCTGTGAAGAACCCACTGTTCCTTGCTCTGAATCACTTCCATCTTTGCTGGTTTGCGTTCGTCCTGTGAAAACACCTTCATCGAATCACATCAATGGAAGACCCCGCAACGCTTGAAAAGAACGAGAGGATTCGCAAGGAGTTTGAGGAGGAACTCGCGAAGATGTACGGCAAGATCGACAACGACTCCTTCGTGGACAATGAGATTGTAGCAGGGGCAGACCTTGCAGCCCTCCCTGAGTATGAGCGCTCCTTTGGAGAAATGATTAACGAGATGTTTGCCAAACTCCCGGGCGAGGTGCGATGGATGGAGGGTGCAGAGAGCCACGAGACGTATGAGATGTCGGTAAAGGCACTGTATGGCGACATCCAGAAAACGGACGTTCACGCAACAAGTGGCATAGAGAGCAATGGAGCAGCTACTGAGAACTTGGTTGCTGGACAACCGTCCGTACACCCACCTGAACAAGCGGGTGAGGCACTTTGCGATGGCGGCGATGGTGCTGCAACCCGAACTGACATGGTCGGCGACGTATCGTCGATTCAAGCGACTGGCGAATGAGATGATGGGGGGTGAGATCGGTCTGCTGTGGAGACGGGATCGGTGTTTCGAGCGAGTGATGCGGATGTACGGTCACAACGACCAGCGCTCCGTCGCGTGGCTCAACAAGCGGGGGACAATGATCACCGCATCGGAAGTCAGCAAGGTGTTTGGATCTGACGCCTCCCGACTTGAACTCATGCTCAAGAAGCTGGAACCTCCCGCAACAGTCGAATCCAACGGTGCGGGAATTCCTGCGCTCATGTGGGGCATTCGCTTTGAACCCATCGCCAAGCAGATCTTCGAGGAGACAACTCACTGCAAGGTGTATGACGTGTCGTGCGTCTCCCACCCCGTCTACGACTTTCTGGGTGCCTCCCCCGACGGACTGATTGTTCCGACGAATGGGGACGAGAAGCGGTACGGTCGACTCGTTGAGTTCAAGTGCCCCATGTCTCGCGAGATGAAGCCGGAGATCCCGTCGTCGTACGTGCACCAAATGCAGATGCAAATGGAGTGCACGGGGATTGATGAGTGTGAGTACGTTGAGTTTCGGTTCAAGGTGGTGAAGTACCACGAGTGGCTTCAATTCACGGGACGCAAGGGGTCCTTTGCAGTGTATGAGGACGGGAAGGTCGTGTACAACGCAACAATCTCCAATGACGACTCGCAGATCCTGTACTGGACGCTCGCATCCATCAAGTCGGATTTCGTGCCAAAGGATCCTGCGTGGTTGCCGACTGGGATTGAGGCAATGACGTCGTTCTGGAGCGAAGTTCTTAAGCATCGTGCAGCGGGGACAACTCCGCCGCCGCCGCCTTCCAAGATCCCTACAATTGATCTATGAGTTAAAGACAGCGCGGGGGTGAATACAAATGGAGGACGCACTTGGACCAATTGGAGCGGGTATTGTCGGACTCTCGATTTACGTGATTCTCAAGGCAATGTGGTGGGCGGGGGAGTATGAGGATGTGGTACCGCCGCCTCCTGTGGCTCCGCGCCCGATTCCGCCCTTAAAGAAACGAAAGAGGTGGGAGGATTAACCCCAGCACCTCCACCACTTTTTTTGTACAGACGCATACTTCGTATTCCACTCATCAATACTGAATTGATTCCCCATACTGACATTGCATCGCGCACAGATGGGGCGTAGATTGTAGATGTCCGTCGTCCCCCCTCGGCTCTCGGGGATGTTGTGTCCGCACTGGAAATCAAACACGTTAACAATGTTCTTGCACCAAACTACCTCACATTTCGACTGAAACTTCGGTCCAATGTGAACGAGCCAAACCTGCTCACGAACTGCCTTGGGGATTTTTGATTTTGTATACATTGGGATCTTTACGTGATGTAGCTCTTAAACTGATTTACCTGAAACGGCGTCTGGGTGCCCTCCAGCGGCGCCATGCTGTAAGGTGCAGCCTCGAAGTGGTTTGTGCGCTGGACGTACGACGAGTCCTCATAGTCCATTGTACGCTTCTCCTGAGTCATGTCGACCAGCTCCTTCGAGAACTTCTCCTTGGACGACAGCGTGAGGATGTACAGGACGGCAAGGAACGCCACCACCAATCCGAAAATAGGAATACCGTACTTCATTGTTCACTCACCCGAAAAAAACGGATGGTTTCGAATCTAGTCATTTAACAAGGTACATCATGGAGGACACCGCACTTGCTACTTTGCGCACAATGCTCGGGCGACGAAAGCTCGACACGAAGACGGATCGGGTGACGACAGACGAGAAGGCGATGGAAGCGACGAACCTTTATACAATCGGCGGGATCCTCGTCGTCTTCAGTCAGAAGGACAAGGTGCTTGAACGCGACATCAACAATTTCCTGAAGTTTGCGGGGGAAAACACGTATACCAACGGCGTCATCATCGTTGCAATGTCTCCCCCCTCTGACAACGTGTCCCGCGTCGTCAAGTCTCATGCGAAGCAACGAGTGCAGTTCTTCCACATCCGCCAACTCCAGTTCGACATCACGACGCATCGAATGGCAATGCCTCACCGAATCCTGAACGAGGACGACAAGCAGAAGATGTTCGAGGACTACAAGATCTCAGACCCCGCGAACCAGCTGCCGTACATTGATTCACAGGACACGATGGTCAAGTGGGTTGGTGCGATTCCTGGCGATGTGATTGAGGTTCTGCGACACAGCGACAGTGCGGGGCGAAGTCTGTACTACCGCTATTGTGTCGAAGATGTTTCTGTGACGCAATAACAATGGAGGATTTGAAGAAGACGTTTCAACGCCAGGAGGCAGAGTACGAGGCGGCGATCGCAAAGGGGGATGCCGAAGGCGCGAGGCATGCAAATCTGCAATTGGCACAGACCGTCTCGGCCCTTCTAGCCGCGGCAACGGCAGACCCAACACAGATCGACACCTATCGCGACGAACTTGTTCGGAAACTCACTCGAATTCAGCATGATTACAACGGACTCATCGCAAGCACGGACTCGCTCGAAACACTTCGGCGGATTCGGGAGTATGAGTCAACCAAGTTTGATGCGACATTCACGCTCTACCTTTTTGCATTTGGAGTCTCGTGTGCGTTCCTGTTTGTGGTGCTGCTGTTCAAACGTCAACCTGTGGCAACGAGTGCAATGAGCGTCATCAGACCGAGCACAATCGCGCCCTTTACGTAGAGCGTCGTGTTGTCGACCGCGTCGACGGACGGAGCACGTTGCTGTGCGGCAATGTACTCATCCTGAAGTCGGGGTCCTTCGGACTGAATGAACCTTGATTTCTCATGCAGATCCACCAGCGTCTTGTTCGTGTCCTGGTACTTTGCCAGGAAGTCGCGAATGTACTGCTGGTTCTGCCCGATGTTGTTCTTCCGTGCCTCAATTCGGTCTTCAATCCCCCTTTGCGCAAGTTCATACGCCGTCTTGTTTGCGACGTTGCCAGTCACACGATACTCGGACAGATTGAACCTGTATGCGCGAGTCAGCGTCGCAAAATCATCCTCGACCTCGGTCATTATTCTTGTTGGCTATAAACAAAATGGGAACCTCTCCGTATCAGCTCGTTGGCGACACGCCCTTTCGTGCCCAGGTGGGTTCAGCCTCCGACAACACTCGCTACATCCGCCTTGCCGCTCAGGTTGCGCCGTACCTCGCCTCTGGCGCCGTGCCCAAGGGCAAGTGGCAGTCCCCGTCGGCGAGCACGGAGGCTCGGTACACGCTCCCGATTTTCGGCAGCATCAGGTCTTCTTTTCCCAATCGTTAAGTAATGGGAGCAGGCGCATCGACTGTTTCGGACAATCCAGATCCGACGGTTGCGGAACATTCAAAGATCCAAGGACAGTATGCCGCGTTTGCGGTTAAGAGCACTGCCGATTCGCTCAAACCACTGCGACCGCCGACACAGCCCGCGTCCGACATTGAGGCGGCACGGAAATCAATCCTAGCAACGGCAGCCAAGAACCTCCATCTAATCCAAGTCGCGCTCACGACGATTCTGATTGCGTTGTTGATATACGTCCTCATTCCAGCACCCTACGCTCACGGAATTGCGTTTCTGACTCTGTGTGTCGGAACGGCAGTAGGAATCTATCTCACCAAACTATAATGGGGAATTGTCCGAGCGAGTTCACACTATCACCCGTCGGGATGTTTCAATGTGTAGCACCCTGTCCTGCTGACAAGGGATTTCAACTGTCAGGCGACGCATCGGGAACTGTTTGTAGGTACATCGCGGATCCATCCCACAACGTTCTGCTGCGTCCCCTCCCCTCGGTGGTTGTTCCAGAAGGAAAGAGCAAGGTCTTCAGCTACAAGACACTCGAGAATGCAAATCTGTATGACGCTGAACTGATCCGAGTTCAGAATGCACTGGCGATCGAGTATGGCAAAATCGACGGGCAAACGAAGGTCGGCAACGCGTTCAAGGCGCTCCAAGATGCCGAGAACGTTCGCGGTCAAGCACCCGACGCCTACCAGACGGCACGAGTCAACTACTACACTCTGACGAAGGGCGACGGATGGGTCAACGAGGAGAAGGCGCGGATTGCAGCGTCGGAAGCACAACCCGTCATTGACCAGTATGCCAGCACAACCAGCGGTCTCGATCAGCAGATCAAGCAGCAGCAGTCCACCATCGATGTTGTCAACGGCGTCAAGGACAAGGTTCTCAGCGTCGAGGACGACATGGCGTACTCGGTCGGCGCATTCAGCAAGCAGATTGCAGACGTCAAGAATCAGATCAACATGCAGCGCCACGCGAAACTGCAAGAGGACGCGGACAAGTCAAATGGATGGATTGAGATCCTGTTGAACATCCTGATTGTGCTCACCACACTTGCAGCGATCTTCTTCCTCGTGCGCAAACTCTCGGCACGACCGGTTGCACAACCCAAGACGTTTGTTTCGCGAACATAACCCACATTCTTAAAGACAATGGAAGTCAACGACCCCCGACCCGTCACCGACTTTCAAAAGACAACCTTTTGCGGACATCCGAGATCGCATGTCACCAAAGTGTTGATTCAGAACATCCAACTCGGGCACGCCGATTACACGTGCTACTGGACGCTCGAACTGCTGTGTTCGGGACTCGTGCACACGCTGTGGGACACTCTGTTTGACGCCGCCGCGCTTCACATCAATCGCGCCCAGCCACAGGTGTTTCTGTACTTGGCAGATGCGTATGAGAAGTATGCGCCGTACGAAGCAGCGTATGCCATCTCCAACATGACGAGCATCCGAAACAACCTTGACGTGAGGAATGCGGTTTGTCGAGTTGCTGCAACCCTGTCGCTGTGCCGCAAGAGCAAGTTGCCGTCGTTGCCGACAATGAAACCCGCCCATGATTTCGACCCTGTTACGATTCGTGAGAGTTTGAAGGCACCTTCTTCGCTGTTTGGGCGACTGGTGCTCCGTCCCCAGGATCCTCTCCCCGTTGCCGTTCCAATCAATGAGTTCGTGTACTGCCTTCGCCCCGACGTGCGCGATCTCGTTCGGTGTTTGTACTGGATGTCCTGGACGCTCGCGTATGCCAAGGAACACAAGAAGCAGACGAAGGAGAATCTGATTTTCGCCGATCGGTCGGATGAGTTTGTTGTCACTGCACACGGGAATCACATCGTGTGGCTGTTCTGGGATGCGGTGAAGAAGCAGACACAGGCGCATGCCCGTCCAGTGGTGGACGTGCTGTACAAGATGTACACCCTGCGATGGAGTCCCACCGAAGCTCGGTCGAAGCAGCCCCTGCTGGTGGCGGCAATTGTTCTGGTTTGCGAGGGCACGACACTTGACACAACGATCGTTTCAGGCGACAGCGCAGCAGTGTCGAACGTCCTGGGCGGCATGCCTGGATGGATCGATGCCATCACCCGAATGCAAAAGAGTTTCTCGACGTAAAAAGCATAGAATGCAGATCCCGGGTGTTTCTCCGCGAGTGAGTCATTTGATTCTCATTGCCCTCCTCTTCTACGTCGTCTCGAATCCGGGCACGTACATCTTCACCAACGGCGTGCTGGGTGGTCTTCTCGGCAAGCTCGCGCAGTACAATGGCGCGCCCACGACGCTTGGAATTTGGCTTCACACCGCCGTCTTCATCCTGGCGCTGACCTACCTCCACTGAAAACGGATCCAGGAAATCGAATCCAATTCATTGCAACAATCAACATGGCATCACGATACATCCCCGAGGTCTCCGCCTCAAAGGTCGCCGCTCTTATCGGCATGAACCCGTACAACACTCCCGAGACGGTGATGTATGAACTCTTCCTCAAGGACGGCGCAATCAAGACACAGATCGCGGCAATTGAGGCGGAGAACAAGCTGCGTCCGCTTGGAAACATCAAGAATGCAATTCTCTACAATCCTGAAATCAAGGGATGTGTTGCCCAAGCGCTGGAGAAGTGCAAGACGAGCACGGACCTCGCGCCGATTCTAGCGGACGTGGAGCAGCATGCGAAGATGGTGCTGGACTTCCGGTTCCCCGATCTCACGCCGGAGGTTCGGACACAGATGATCAGTGAGGTGCGTGGCAAGGTGGCACAGCAGCGTGGACTGAACAATGAGAACACGGTGCTCAACACGTATGAGGAGGACAATGGGGTGGAGGTTGCTGAGCGCAACACCCGGACCTTCCGCAAGGATTTCGGCGAGTTCAAGATGGTGGGTCGGACGGACGGTTGGGTTGCGGCACACAACCGCATCGTGGACGCCAAGGACCGGACTCGCAAGTGGGCATCCGTCCCGATCTACGATGAGATTCAGTTGCGGTGCTACATGAACATGTCGGGAGCCGACGAGTCCGAGTTGGTGGAGCGTTTCCCCGATGGCACGAAGCGCAACACCCGGTACTTGAACGATGCGATCAAGTGGAAGTCGATTGAGGACGGGCTTCGGGGGCAGGTGGCAAAGATGCAGAGCGCACTTCTCAACCCCGAGGAGCTAAAACGAATCATCGAGATGAATGCGATGAAGATGGAGTAAGATGATGATCGAACTGACAAACTGCATTCCCGACGAGTGGAATGGGAAGGAGACAAAAACCTACGAAACCAAGTACATTTATATTGGGTTTCGACGGCTGAATACGGCGACAAACAAGATGCAAACGATTGAGGTGAATCCAGATGGAACGTGGACGTTCCAGGAAGAGGACAATCTTCACAGCGGGGTGCTCTCGCGCTCCTATAACACGGAGCTGGTGACGATCACAGAGTACTCACAGACTCCGCGCGTTTGGTCGGAGTCCATTGACCCCGAACATATCTTCTTCTTCCGCCAAATGAACTAGCGGCGGAAAAAACGACCGAAGCACCCAACGACCTCATCCTTGATCTTGGAAACGAGGGGGTTCTTGGAACCAATGATCATTGCACGGACGGCAAGCGGAATCACATTCTTGATAACGAAGAGAGCCGCATTTTTCTCGTCGCTACCAACGCCCGATGCCATCACAGCGTATCGCAGTGTGTCCTCGAGCAGCTCCATCTTCTCCTTGCCCTCAATGTCATTGATCTTCTCGATCTCGTGCACCAGTTCAATTGCGGTCGGCAGGAGGTCCTGGAAGTTGACGCGATCCTTGATAATGAGATACAGTCGGCGGACGTAGATATCAACCTTCTCAGGCATGGTGGCGAGTGCAATCTCACTCGGGGCGACAATAGTCGGGGTCTCGGTGGTCTCAGACATTTGCGGTGTTCTTATACTTTAGAAACTCCCAGCAGTGTGTAAACGGATGGATTTCGGAAACATTCTATCAACCGCCCTCGCGACGCTCATCGTGCTTGTCGTCATCCACATTGCAGTGTTTTGGATGGTTCGCACGCTCTACCCCCCTGCCCCCCGAGTTGCGCCGGCGCCCATCGTCGTCAATCCCCCGCAAGTGACGTTTGCCCCTGAGAAAACGGAAATCTTCACGCAACCACCCGTATTGGAGCAACTGCAGACCGTGAATGTACCAACGTATGAAGCACCTATTTCCCTGGAAACCGCTGGCGAGACAGGGAGTACCAACATCGACGATGTCCTCCAAAGCACCACAGGTTAGTGGCGTTCCGGGGTGGATACTGCTGAGCCACGATGCAGACGGGAGGGGACAAGCACTGTTTGCTGATGCCAAGGGTCAGCGCCAGGAACCGATTCGAATTGTGTTGGATGAGCGAATGTGTTGCGACACGGTGCTGCGCGTCGTAAAACTATCAAAGGACATCTTTGTTGTCGCGGACATCCTGTGGCTGAACGGCACACAAGTTCATGGCAAGATGGCGTTTGCTTCTCGCCAGGATCTCATTGCCAACCTGCTCGACAGTTTCCACGTCCCCGACTTTGCTGCGTTGATTGGGGTGAACGACATTCCAGTTGGAACAATCGTTCGGGGGTACGAACACTATGACGAGAACCCAGGGACGCTCGGTGTATTTCTTCCCACTACTACATAAATGTCCTCCTCGTGCAGTATGACAGCAGGGCGCCGCCGCAAGAGCAAGAAGACTCGCCGCACATCCCGCCGCAAGTTGCGGGGTGGCAATGGGTATGGCGCGGAGTTCTCGGGCGCGAACAGTATTGGCGTGGGCGCGATGCCCTGGACTGCCAACATGACCTCGGTTCCGGGTGGGGCACCGACGACCATCGGCGGACGTCGCCGTCGCAAGTCCCGCAAGACTCGCAAGATGCGCGGTGGCATGTCCGTTGCGGGGTCGGGTGCCGCATTCACGGGTGAGGGTGCGGCGCGCGGGATGGGTGGGTTCCAGGGGTACAGCACGGGCGGTCCTATGAACGTCGTTGCGCTGCCGCAGTAATCGTGTGTGCAAACACGTACGGCAGGTACTCGGGGCTGCTGCTTGAAATAGAGGGTCCGCCCAGCAGCGCAGTCTGCAAAAACATTTTTTGAACTTCAAATCGCAGGTTGTGGTATTCGATCCATTCCCGCCATGCGACATATCCCTTGGTGACGGTCCCTGCAATCATCATGATGTCGGGCTTGGGACGAACCAAGAACAAAAAGATTGTTATGAGTGGCATGAGAACCATGCTGCTCATACGAGTCAGTGTTTCAGCCCACGAGGGCGTCAGTATTTGCTTTCGTAATTGAACATATCGTTCTGCAACCTCAAATGGCTGCATAAACCCTTACTCCATCGTCGGGAAACTTCACCTCTTCCAGGGAACGAGCGTCGATGTAGATGAGCTCAGTGTATCGATCGGCGTGAATCATCGTCAGCAGGAGATCCAGCTCAATCACGTTGCCAGGAACCATGTACTTGGTGAGCGCGTGTGTGAGGTCAACCTCCGAGACCTTGTCGCCAATCCAAATCCAAGGGCATGTTGCGGGCTGGAATGGGTCGCTAGTGTAGGTCGTGATCTCATCACCCTCATAGAGAACTCGGCGCTTGACGATGCCGTCCCGAACATACTCCTCGACGAACACGGCCCCCTCTGGAACTCGCGTCATGTCCTCATCATACTCATCCTCCTTTGAGATCAGGTAGCGGGAATGAACACGGACGGGGGTGGGAAGAATACTCCAGATGTAGCGCTGAGCCGAAGATACGCATCGCGCGAAGGCGAAGAAGAGTGAAGTGCATGCCATTTTACTTGTTAGTGATTTCGTTTGACGCTGCGGGAACGAGTTCCATTTTTGCGTCCGCCAAGAAGTTCTCCTTGGTGAACTGCGCAAGCACAATCCGATCCATCTCCGTGCCCATTGCAATCGCCGTCGCAAGTGCCGTCACAATGAAGGGGATCGCAACGAGGAACCAGGAAACAACGCCCAACCCCATGCCGCAGAGGAGGTCAAGCACCACAACCGTGGCAAGTCCCAGCAGCGTCTTGAGCACCATCGTCACCCAAAGACCGTTGGCAACATCCAGTCCGAGCTGAACGACAAGAAAGACAAGATACAGCAGCGCGGGGGGACAGAGATCTTCGATAAAACGCATTTTCACCTATTTACATTTGAAACAAGAAAAGATGGCACAGATGATTGCTGACCTTGCGGGATGCGATTTGGAGGAGGCAACGAAGGCGTACGTGTTTTTCAATGGGGATATTGCGGCGGCAGTCGATTTCCTGCTTCCGACAACGAGTGTCTCGGGCGACAGTTACATCCCAGCCAAACCGACTGTTGAGACGGGCATGGACGCGGATCAAATCGACCGGTGTGCACGGGGTCGCGATCTACAGGACAAGGTGAACTCTATCTTTTCAGCAGCCGCCGCGCAAGGGAAAAGTTCGCTTCCGGAGGAGGTTGTCTCGGTACCAACGATGGCGTTGCCAGACGAGCCTGCTCGCCCTGCTTCTCCTGAATCGTCTTCCGGATAACTGGATTCTGCTGCACGAACGACTCAATCACTCCCGCAATTCGGGGCGCCTCTTCGAACAGGTGCATCTCATTAATGTGTGCCCGAACCTGCTCGGATCGCGCGGCATAGACATCGACATCGTCCAGTGCGGCAATCGCGTCGCTCCACTCCGACACGACGCCGCGTTCACATGCAATCCCCGCCTCCCCGATCCATTCCTGAACTCCCTCCGTGCTGCCACCCGGATACTTTGAGTTCTTCTGGGGTTTGGAGTACAGGACGGGAATGCCGTTCAGCATCGCCTCCACTGCAATTCGGCCAAAACTCTCATAGTAACTCGGCATCAACAGAATGCGAGTTCGTTTGAGAATGTTCTGAATGTGGTCATCAAAGGGCGTCCATTCCACATTTGGGGGGGCGTCGGGCACTTGAAGTTCGCCGTAATACGGCAGGACCCCCAAGAAGTTGCGGGTCGGGTTCTGGCGCGCAATGTCGAGGAACTGAACGACGCCCTTGTTGTGGTTGGCATTGACGAGCGTGATCATGTTTCGAACACCCTGATCCTCGCCCTCAATGAGAATCTTCTCACGATGCAGGATGGGGCGAACGACGTCGGTTCGGACAATGCTGCTCGGCCACGGCGCGATGTTCTTGCGATAATTCGGTTCCATCGTCTTGTTGATGAACAGCAGCATCTCCTTCCAGTTCGTTGAGGAGTTGCGGGTGATGGTCGTGTAGTTCCCATCGTAGTGGCACGTCGCGACGATGGGGCGGTTGTACCCCCGAGCGTTCAGTTTCCGCACATCAGGGAGAACGGGGGCGTGGGGGCAGATCCAAACATCGCTCGAATCGAGAAACGACCCCCCCGCTGAAAAATGAAGGAATCGGAACCCCTGGTAGGTCGACCCATTGTACCCCTCCTTCGGTTTTTGAATGATCAAAAACAGGACTTGATGCCCCCGCTTTTGAAATTCAATTGCCAAGTCGACGTCGTGGAGGAACGCGCCGCACAGGTCGGGCATCCTGTTTGCGAAAAAGATAACTTTCATTGTTTATGCCACATTAATGCGTTTCGTCTGGATCAAGCGTGCCGAATCGCCGCCGTGCGTCCATGACTCGACCCAGTTCGTGGGGTTGGAGTACTCCGACTGCTGGATGCCCAGCAGCGGCTGGTAGAAGTTCGGGATCGCCTTGTCCATCACGGTGTTCGCCTCCTTGCGGTTGCGAATCATGGAGGAGTGAATCAACCCGGACTCGTCATCCACTGCCGACGCATCGCCGCCGCCCAGATTGGGGGTGGTCGCAAACGGACGCGCCCACAGCTGCTTCTGCCCCTTCTGCCTCCATGCCCCGGGGATGCCCCACTTGAGTTCAGTGCTCTCGTCGACCTTGCACCCGCCGCCTGCCATACCAAACCCGCCCATCGCAATCATGCCCGGCTGGTCCGCCATTGCCATTGCAGGATTGAGGGTGTCGGAGCACCCCGCGCCCATTGCCGTCGTCTGGTGGGTGAGTGCGGAAGTGCTGCCGAAGGAGTTCGCAGACTCCGTGTATGCATCGGACTTGATGCGAGTCGGGGCAAAAAACCAGTCGGATGTGTTTGTGGTCGTCATCTCTCTTACATTCCCCCCGTGAAAAAACGAATGGCGAACGGACAAGCGAGATGAGAGGCACTATGGCGACTCAAATCCTTCAACCCGCGGATTGGTATGAGCATGACAACAATGGAAAGTATGTGATTGACGTCTTTGGACGAATTGACAAGAAGAGTGTGGCGTGTGTCCGCATCACGGGTTTCAAACCTTCGTTCTACGTCGCCGGACCCAAGCCCGCAGGGGGCACTGCAATGAAGAAGTATGACGTGTTGGCGGGGTTCAAGGACTTGGCGACGACGGACGTTTGGAAGGTGGAGTGCGACTCCAAGAAGTCCTTTCGCGACGCAATCAAGGGCGCCAAGGGCATTCTGTATGAGACCAACCTCCCGCCCTTCCTGCGAATGTTTCACGAGCGCCACCTCGGTCCCGCCTCTCCCATCACGTTCAAGAGCACCAACCGTCGCCGTATCCCGACGGGCGAGGAGGGCGAGGAGATCTACAACATCGACGAGTTCTACGAGTGCGACTTCAAGGATGTGGGTGTCGCCGACGCCTCCATCCCGATGCTGGTGGGGTGCTATGATTTGGAGATGTACTCCAAGTCAGGACTCTTCCCCCGTGCCGCGAACAACGACCCCATCGTTCAAATCGGGATCAGTTACCGCTGGTCGGACGACATGCTGGCGCCCGTCGGTAAGACGGTGTTTGTTGTTGGCAGTGTCTCTCCCTCGACGGACCCCGACACCAAGTTCGTGTCCTGCAAGACAGAGGAGGACGCGCTGCTCCAATTCCACGCCCAAATCCAGAGCAAGAACCCCGACGTCCTGTGCGGATACAACACGTTTGGTTTCGATGACGCGTACATCGAGGACCGGTGCCGATACCTTGGGATTGACGACCAGATGAACTTCTCGCGCTGCCCCCCGACCCAGACGAAGGATTCACACGGCAACTGGGTTCCCAAGTTCTCGGAAGTCAAGAAGTTTGAGTTGGCAGCGGGCAAGTTCGATCTGCGATACTTGACGATGACGGGGCGACTCGGGATTGACCTGCTGTTGAACATGCGGCGTGAGCATTCTCTCGACACCTTCAAGCTGGACAATGTTGCCTCCGTGTTTCTGCGCGACAAGGTGATTGAGTACGCCAAGGGAGTTGTCAAGACCAAGAGCACCCGCGGACTGCGAAATGGGAACTACATCAAGTTCGATGTGGTGGGGAATACGAGCGATCCGTATCGCGAGGGGCACAAGTTCGTCGTCTCCAACGTCCAAAAGAGTTCGTTTGAGATTGCGGTGGACGACACCCTGTTCACCGATCTGAGCGACAAGGACCGCAAGTGCTTGGAGTGGACGTTCACGAAGGACGACGTGGAACCCGCCGAGTTGTTCCGACTGTGCCAGGGCAGTGCCGACGATCGGGCGCGGATTGCGCGCTACTGTATCCAGGACTGCGACCTGGTGCTGACACTCATGGCGAAGCTGGACACGATCGTCAACGCTCGTGGAATGGCAGACGTGTGCAAGGTTCCGATGCAGTTCGTGCTGACCCGAGGACAGGGGATCAAGATCTTCTCCGCGGTCGTGTACTATGCCTCCCAGCGAGACCAGATCATCCGGACACAGGAAGCGGCACTTGGCGATCATTCCTACGAGGGCGCCATTGTGATTCCGCCCGTGATTGGGATGTACCTCGACCAACCCATCTCGGTTTTGGATTACAACTCGCTCTACCCCACCAACATGATTGCCTACAACCTGTCCCCCGACACGATGGTGTCCGTCAAGGAGTATGACGCGGACAGCAACCTGCTGGGCGACAAGGAGGCCAACAGGAGAAACAAGGAGCGCGTTGCGGCGCTGGAAGAGAAGGGGTACGTTCTCGAAGAGGTTGAGTATGACACGAAGGACGAGAAGGACGTTGTCATCGGCAAGACGGTGTGCACCTTCGTCCAACCGAACGCAAACGCAATGACGACGGGCATTCTACCCAAGACACTCGACATCCTGCTCAAGAAGAGGAAGGAGTTCAAGGAAAAGATGGAGGATACACAATATGACGAGGCTCAGCGATCTGTCTTCAATGGTCTCCAACTGGCTTACAAGGTGGTCGCAAACTCCGTCTACGGTCAATGTGGCGCCCGAACCTCGCCCATACGGTCACTCCGTGTGGCTGCGTGCACAACAGCCGCAGGTCGAAAGGCACTTGGACTCGCAAAGTCGATCGTCGAAACCGAATTCAACGGCAAGGTGGTCTACGGCGACACGGACTCCATCTTCATCAAATTTCCAACGAAGGATGTTGGGGAATCTATCAACCTCGGGATTGCCGCCGGGAAGCGTATCACTGAGTGCTGTCGGCGACCTTACAAGATTGCCTACGAGAAGACCTTCTACCCCTTCATCCTCTTCTGCCGCAAGCGGTACTGCGGCATGAAGTACGAGGAAGACCCCAATCCCGCAAAGGCAAAGCGGATGTCGATGGGTATCGTCCTGAAGCGGCGAGACAATGCCCCGATTGTGAAGGACGTGTTTGGTGGCGCTCTGGACATCCTCCTGTTGGAGCGAGATGTCAAGAAGGCACAGGAGTTTGCAAACAAGATGCTGCTGGACGTCCTCGAGAACCGCATGCCGATCGAGAAGTACATCGTCAGCAAGAGCCTGCGGGACGACTACAAGAACCCATCCTCCATCGCCCATCGCGTCCTCGCTGACCGCATGGCAGAGCGCGATCCGGGAACGGCGCCAAAGGTGGGAGATCGTGTGCAGTACATCTACGTGGCCGAGAACAAGAAGAAGGCAAAGCAGGGCGATCGGATTGAGAACATGGACTACGTTCGGGCAAAAAAGTTGACGCCCGACACGGAGTTCTACATAACCAACCAGATTCAGAACCCTGTCGCACAGTTGTTTGCGCTGTGCATTGAGCAGTTGGAAGGGTACGTCGCGCCCAAGAAGAACTCTTATTCGCTGCTGTATGAGACCGCACTCGCAAAGAATGACGGAAACGAGGAGGAGGCAACGCTGTATGTCTTGAAGCAGAAGGAGAAGCAACTAGATTCATTGATGTTTCTGGACACTCCTGCCCTGTCCAAGATCGTTCGTGGCAATGTGCGAGGTCCCATGGACGCCTTTCTCAGGAAGAAGTGATTTCGACTTTCCAGTATACTTGACCTGCTTCCACGCAACCCACGCCGCAATACTCCGTGCGTTTCCCCGCAGTACGCTTCGCGGAATGTAATCGCCGTCTGCGTCCATTACTTTCGTCTGCGAATGGTTTTTCTCTTGTTGGACTTCTTGCCATTACGAGTCTTCCGCTTCCTTCCACCATACTCTGACACTTTACGAATGACGTCCTCGGGGAGTTTCTGTCCTAGTTTTGTGGAATTCAGCGCAGCGATCCCTGCCTCGCTGGCTTCTTGCATTTTCTTGTTCAACCGATCAAATACAAAGGAGACCAATACCGTTCTCTGCTTGCCTTTCTCATCCTCGTATGGAATTAATTTTTTTACGTTACTGTGATTTTTAATGAACTCGTCTGTGAAAAAAGGAGCTTCTACGGTCACGTAGTCGGGGTCTTTGCCATCTTCGGTCGTCGGAGGATATTCATCAATGTGTACATAGCTGTCACCGGGCAATCCTTGGATTTGGCTAATGTAGCTCTCGATTCCCGTAATTATCTCGCGATGATCGTGTTCATAGTAGAGCATAGTGGGCTTTTTGGTTCTTTTATCAAACATATAGATATCCGCGAATCGGGGCGCACTCTTCATTTACACACTATCCGCGTTTTTTTTTGCATGTCTGCGGTAGGTTTTTCGCTTGTTGGACTTGCGCTTGCGGGTCTTCCGCTTCTTCCCGCCATACTTCGATATTTCACGAATGATGTCCTCGGGGAGTTTCTGTCCTAGTTTCGTGGAATTCAGCGCAGCGATCCCAGCCTCCCTGCCTTCTTGCTTTGTCTTCCGTTTGAGGTCTTCTATCCGATCTACTTTGCGAACAGCATCGTTGTATTTTGATATATCAACCCCCTCCTCATTGTATGCGTCAAGTGCCTCATCGTAGAGTGGATTTCTCTTTGGATTGGGAAGTAATGTTAGCAGAGCTGAAAAATCACTCGGCAGTAGAGGCAGTCTTTCAAGGCGTAAGTTTCTCGCGTCGATATAGTTAATATCATCTGGAAGAGGTGGAAGCTGGGTAATCTTTGTATTATCGCAGTGAAGTTCTAGCAGTGAATGCGGAAGTTCTGGAAGTTGAGTAATTGGTGTGTTGGAACAGTGCAGATTTTCCAATGAATCCGGAAGAGGCGGAATTTGAGTAATTTTTGTATTACTGCAATCGAGAAAACTCAAAGATTTCGGAAGAGGTGGAAGTTGAGTAATCTGTGTATCACTGCAGGCCAGAAATGTCAATGATGTCGGTAAGGGTGGAAGTTGAGTAATTTGTGTATTATCACAATCAAGCTGGAGAAGATTGTCTGGAAGAGTAGGCAACGACGTAATCCGCAAGCCTTCTATATATAATCCTCTTTTCGTTTGTGCCTCTTGCAACGCACGCAATAGTTTTGGCGTATCGGGTCCGTGTGCCATATTATTACTTGCGATAGGTTTTTCTCTTGTTGGACTTCTTGCCATTGGTATTACCTTTACGATACGTTCTCCGTCTTCCTGACCCCCGTGCCGCGACTCTTGCTGCTTGTTCCTCCTGCGCCTTTTTACGAACGATAGCTTCCTGTTTCATTCGCTCTGCTACAGCAGCATCTTCTACTGCTTTCTTTTCTGCTGCAACCCTATCTACTTCCTTCTGTTCAGCAGTCCTATATTTTACCATCGTGACCGCCTTCACGTCATACGTGAATTGGTCGGAACCCTTTTGACAATGATCTGCACTTACAATATTAACATCTTCTCCAAGTCCATTTATACCCGGAGAAACCTGAACGCTCCTATACGACGCTACAAATGCCAACTTCTTCTCATTTGGAACGAGTTCAAAGATACTGCATTGAGACGCTAATGCGGATTGTAGGTCTTTCTCAGTAACTGTAAAATTGCCATTCAAGGTAAGACGGAAATAAGGTGTATCTATATGAACATCCTTCGTATACGGAGCGCCATCCAACTCCTTCTTACATTCGTAAAAAGTAGACGTCTTATCCTTCAAACTGGACTCAATACTCTGCAAACTTATACCGTAATACGAATCATCCACTGTAAATATAAGTCTACGTTTGGCAAGTGCATCAAATATTGGAATGTCTTTGTTTAGTGTCATGTCAAACACGTCAGGCAACTCTTTGTACTCAATTTCTGTAACTTCAAGAGTAGGCAGAGCAGGTTCGGCGCCAAAATCAAGGGCACGAGGGGCACCATCAATGACCCGATGAACGATCGCGCCGAAACTTACGAGTAGAAACGACGCGATGTCCTTGGCGATTTGCTGTTCTTCTGCCGACAGTCCGGTCGTCGTGTGCCCTGCCAAGTATTCTGCATGTTCTACATCGTCCTCGTCAAGATACACGCCGTTCTCAACCAGATGTTTCACGAACTCGAGGTTGCGGGATGAAACTGCATTGGTTAGAGGTGTTTCATCGTTGTACTTTATGTTTGCTAGGGTCGGGTGCTGCGCGAGAATTGCCTTTGCGGTCACGTTATCGTTGGTTTCGATTGCCGCGTGCAACTTCTTTCGTGCCACCATTTCTGCTATCGTCAGGGGTTCCTCCTCTTCCTCTTCTACTCCGTCCAGGAGACGTAGAATAGCACTAGGGACGGCACCCTCGCCCGGTTCCGCACGATCTACAAGTTCGCGCTGAGACCGGAGAATTTGAGGAGTAACAGTCGCACCCAACTCGAGGAGCAACCGAACGAGGTTGAGGTTCTGACTGTACAATGCTCGCCTAAGAGGCGGTTCTGGATGCCCGTCATTCTCTGCATCAAACTCTCGATCGAGCAGTCGAGGATGCGCTTGGAGAATAGAGCGCACTTCCAGCAAGGATTCGCCGTCGATCTCGTCAAACAATATTCTCTGTTCCTCCACTTCGCGTGCCGACAGCGGTTCTTCTCCTGTTGCCCCCTGTGCCTCCAATACATACCTGAGAATGTCAGTTGCAATCGCTCTCTCCTCCTCGTCCTCCACGTCATGCGCCATTTCCTGTGCAAACTCAACCGCATTTCGCGTGACAATCGCACCGTGCTCTACCATCCACTTCACCATGTCGAAATCGAGGTCGCTCACAGCCGCCTCAAGGGGGGTTTCTTCGTCGTATTGCAGATTCATCAGTTTCGGGTGGCGAGTCAGAATGTCCTGCACAAGCTGCAACCGATCCCCCAATATAATGTACTTGAACAGGTCCTTCTGTGCGGTAAGTTCCTCGGAAGTCAACTCTTCCTGGGGCGGCTGCATTCTTGTTTTACGCCGACATAAAAACGGATTATATTTCTGCTTTCGGATTAGAAGCACTTGGATAGAAATGGAAGAATCAATCGACGAATCAAGCATGGAATCAGACGTTATGATGGACGAGACACTGGACATGATGGCACTCATTCTTCGCGGAAATCGGGAGTTCTACGCCGTGCTCCCCCATGCGCGAGAGTCCCGATCTCAACTCATGGCACTTCATCAGCGCAACAACGCCACAATGCTCGAGATTCTGCGCTCGCAAGTCACTGCGAGGAACCGGAACGTTGTGACGGTGACACTGACCACCGCGCAGAATGGAAGTACTACCTGGTTGGACAGCGCTGTGCCAATCACACCTTCGACAGCCCAGGTGGCTGCAGGCACGGCTCGGAACGCGGTTATGACGGATGCAACGGTCTGTTCCATCTGCCAGGATATGGTGACGAGTGCCACCCGTCTCACAAACTGCGGACACTGCTTCCACGCGGCGTGCATTGACGAATGGTTCACACAGAGCCCTCGATGCCCAATGTGCCGAAACGATATTCGCGAACGCCCAGCACAATAAGGAATGAAGCTTCCTCTGGTTGCCGTCTGTACTCCCACCCGCAATCGCGGATGGTCTCACTCTTTTTCACGTGCGTGCATGTCTGCCCAGGACTATCCCTCCGATCGAATTCACTGGATTGTGCTTGACAACTCCGATTGTCCCGAAGATGGATGGGACAATCCGACGGAGCGAATTGATGGAACACACACGGTCGCATGGATGCGGAATCGGTGCATTGAACTCGCGCTTGAAACGGACTGTGAGTACATTGTGTTCTGGGACGACGACGACTACTACCCCCCGAAACGGATTTCATCGGGCGTCGAAGCTCTTGAATCTGATTTCACGAAGAGCATCGCTGCGTCCAGCAAGATGTTTCTCCTCCTCACCAAGGAGAACGTCATGATGACAACGGGACCCTTTCACGAGACACATGGAACTGCCGCGACATTCACAGTTCGGCGGACGTATGCCGAGAACCACCGATTCGATCCATCGAAACTCAAGGGTGAGGAAGTGTCCTTCACAAAGGGGTGGACTGCCTCGATGATTCAAGTGTCGCCCGAAGACACGATTGTCGTGATGGGTCATTCCCGAAACACAGTTGACAAATCTGATTTGCTGAAACGACCCCAAGTGTACAGCGCCAAAATCATCAACGATGCGAACGGGAAGCAGTGGATGCGATCTCGTTGGCCCGTACCATGGGATCAATTTCGTGCCACATTTTCTGTTTGAGGATGTGCAACACCTCGGGCGATCGTTCCGTCGACATTGTTACCGTTGGAAGGGGATCCGACTCACCGTATTGCAGAAACTGCAAGATGCGACGGACGTCATGCTTGAACCGCTTTGCCAGCGTAGACATGTCCTCTTTTGGAAACAGGGGTTGAAGGTCAGCAGGTTTGGGGGGAAAACATCGTAGAATGGAAACCGCCTCCTTCTGTTTAAAAATATGAGGAATCTCATTGCACGTCAACAAAACGGGGACCTTGCGCTCGGGCGAGGCAACCCACTCCGCGATTCGACGTTGGGCGTGAGGATCGGATCCATCAATCTCATCTAGAATCAAGCACGTGCGCTTTTGGTCTCCTCGAATGAGGGACGAAATACTCATCGTGTTGCGTGATGAATTAATCAAGTTCGTGACGTCCTCGTGACTTCGCATCGACTGACTCGCATTGATTTCGAGGGGTTCGAGTCCGCAGGATCGGACAGAGGCAAGCGCTAGTGTCGTCTTACCAATTCCAGGCGGACCGTGCATCAGCATGACACTGGTATAGGGTCGAGTTGTCAGGTATCGCGTGAGTGCTGATTTCACATCTTGATGTCCGACCACTTGATCCAGGAACTCAGGGCGTCTTGTTTCGCTCCACATACTCTTCCTTCGTCTTTCCATCGAAAATGCTTACCGACTATACAACAATGGACGCTCCGCGGCACGTGCTGCAAACGCTGTTTCGCGACACAACTTTCCCGCTGGTTCAGCATCACATTGAGTCGTTCAACTCCCTGCTGGAGACGAGCATCCCGAACTTCATCAAGGTGTCGAATCCCTTCGAGCTGGAATTGGCAGACAAGCGGTACATCCGGGTGTACATTGGCGGGAAGACGGGAACTGCAATCACGTACCAGTCGCCCGTCGACGACATTGGCAATGCGATTGTGCCGCACACCTGCCGCCTCGACAATCTGACCTATGCCGTCAGCATGACGGGAACGATTGAGATTGAGTATGTCTTCCCAGATGGAAGGACGGAGACGAAGGTGTTTGAGAACATTCCGATCGGCAAGTTGCCACTGATGCTTCGTAGCAAGATGTGCTACCTCACGGGCATGGACGGGTTCTCAGTGGGGGAGTGCAAGTTTGAGCAGGGCGGATACTTTGTCATTGACGGCGCCGAGAAGGTGTTGCTGACCCAAGAGCTGCTCGGCAACAACATGTTCTATTCGGGACAGCGGAGCTACACTGCGACTGCGATCGAGGAGACAGAGAGCGAGGCAGCTGAACGAAAGGCGCGCGAAAAGGATGCGGGGGTGAGTGCGAATCGAATCGCGGAACCGAATGAGACGTTTGTGGGCATCAAGTCCATCTCCGAGGACGGGAGTCGTGGACCGTACTCCCATTTCATGGTTGTCCCCCCCGAGAGCGCCTACTCAATGTTGGGCGAGCACTACGGCAAGGATCGGCGGGTGGCGTTCATCACTCTGCCCGGGTTCATCGAGCCCGTGCCGCTGCTGAGCGTGTTTCGCGCACTCGGCGTGTCCTCGGATCGGGATCTGTACGATATGGTGCTGTCGAGTGTCGCAGACAAGGATCGGCGGCACTATGACGACATTTTCCGTCATCTCATCCTGAGTCACGAGACGTACCTGAACGTCACGAGAGACGCGACCGACCTCGGGGTTCTGGAACAGAGCACGAAGCGCAAGTACAAGACGGAGGTCGTGGAGAACCTGTACGAGCTACTGTTCCCTCACATTGGCGGGGAGGGGCAGGATGCGGGCACCCTCTTCCGTCGCAAGGCGTACATGCTGGCACACATGACGAAGATGGCACTGGATGTTGCGATTGGGCGCGCAGAACCGTCGGATCGCGACAACATGCGGTTCAAGCGTCTCGATACCTCTGGCGACCTGTGTTTCCAGGAATTCCGACGGATTTATCGTGAGATGGGCAAGAGTCTGCTGCTCAACATGGACAGCCGAATCCAGTTTGAGCGCAAGACGTATGAGGGGCAAGGACTGGTTGAGCTCATCAAGCGTGAGAACATCGGACGGTACTGGCGCAGCAACACACTGCTGAATCAGTTCACGAAATCGTTCAAGGGGCAGTGGGGTGGCAAGAACGGCATCTCGCAGGAACTGTCGCGTCTCTCGTACATCGGGTACCTCTCCCACCTTCGACGCACCAACCTCCAAATCGATCCGTCCATGAACTCTGCGCCGCCACGCCGACTGTATGCGAGTCAGTATGGACTGATGTGCCCCGTCGATTCGCCCGATGGAAGTGGCGTTGGGTATATCAAGGCACTTGCCACCTTTGCCCGAGTGTCGAACTCCTTCCCGTCGGCGGCGGTGAAGAAGGTGCTGCTCGATTCCAAGATTGTTCGGTCCATCGAGGACGTTCATCCCTCAACGATGCGCCCACTGTGGACGCCCCTGTTTGTGAACTCGGAGTTGTTTGGTGTTTGCGTGGGGAACACGGAGGCGCTGCATGCGACTCTCGTTGCTGCCCGTCGATCGGGGGCACTCGGATCAGAGGTGTCGCTCGCGTGGAATCGGTTGGAGAATGAGTACAGCATCGCATCCGACGCAGGTCGTCCAATTCGACCCGTGTATCGCGAGGGAGCAACCCCTGAACCCGTTCTGGCAGCAAAGACCTGGGCGGACGTTGCGAAGAATCTGGATTACATTGACGCGCCCGAGACTGCGGTTTCACGTCTGTCGCTCTCGCCCTTTGACCCAAAACTCCGCTCGGAACTCCACATGACGTTCAACATGTCGGCAATCGCAAACTTGGTGCCCTTTTCCGACCACAACCCGGGTCCTCGAAATGTGTTTTCCATCGCACAGCAGAAGCAGGCGTGTGCGTGGTATCACACCAACTTCACGAAACGGTTCGACACGATTGCCACCTTCTTGACGATGCCCCAGAAACCCATGTCGCAGACGTGGATGTATCGCGAGATCATGGGGGCGGGAGGCTGCATGCCGTACGGCGAGAACGCGCTCGTTGCAATCACGACGTATGGCGGACACAATCAGGAGGACTCCGTGATGCTGAACAGCGGGGCGCTGCGTCGCGGGATGTTCCGAACTCTGTATTTTCACAGCTACGATCTCGCAGAGTCCATGTTCGGCAATCCGGGACAGCAGAAACCCGACATCGAGAATCTGGTCCTCGACCCCTCCATCAAGACGACCGTCGGAAACCTCATTCTCAACCCGCTGTACAAGGACTCGGTTTCACGAAAGGAGGGAATGAACTACGAACTGCTGGATGCGGACGGATACATCAAAGTGAACTCGATCATCGACGAGAACACGATTCTCATGGGACTGGTGACGCCCATCGTGAGTGGTTCGGGTCAGATCACAGGGTATCGCGACGTGTCGGAGACGACGAAGCGGGGACAGCATGGGCGCATCGATGCGGTGTATCGCTACACCCTCCCGAATGGACTGAAGGGCGTCAAGATCCGGGTCGTGGAGGAGCGCTCCCCCGTTCCAGGCGACAAGATGGCGTCTAGGCACTCACAGAAGGGGACGTGTGGGATGCTGATGCCCGAGGAGGACATGCCCTTCACGGCACGAGGCGTTCGACCCGACATTCTCTTCAACCCCCACGCACTCCCGACGCGCATGACGGTGGGGCAGTTCTTGGAGAGTTCTTGCAGTCGCCTGGGACTTGATCTCGGGGCGTTCATTGACGCAACGCCCTTCACAGTGTCGAATCGCGGCAACGACTTGAAGGAGACGATGATTGCAAGGGGATTTGAGCCGTATGGTTCCGACATCCTGTACAATGGACTCACGGGCGAGATGATGGGGGTGGATATTTTCATGGGACCCGTGTACTACCAGCGCTTGAAGCACATGGTGGAGGACAAGATCAACTACCGCTCCACGGGACCGAAGAAGCTGCTGACACACCAGCCCGTGCAGGGACGCAGCAACAACGGCGGTCTTGCTCTTGGCGAGATGGAGCGCGACGGACTGGTCGCACATGGAATGTCCAAGTTCCTGAACGAGAGTTTCATGGATCGGTCGGACAAGGCAGATCTGCAATTCGACCGGGCGAATCAGAGGTTCGACACGAGTCGGGAGACGCTGTCGGTGCCGTTCGCAATGGGGGTGTTTGCGAAGGAGTTGGAGGCGATGCACATTTCCGTGAATGTGCAAACATCCGACTAAAACATTCTCACCTTATTTACAGGTAAGGATGGAGGATATAGTATTGAAGATGTCTGACCGTATTTACGTAACAAAGCGCAACGGCGCGAAGGAACTTGTGTCGTTCGACAAGGTCACTGACCGAATTCGCAAGTTGGCGGACGAAGGCACCCTCCAGCATGTAAACCCCGACCTCGTCGCACAGAAGGTTTGTAACCAAATTCAGGATGGAATCAAGACGTCCGAGTTGGACGAGTTTGCAGCCGAGACGTGTGCGATGATGCAGGCGCGCTACCACCCCAACTACGGTCTTCTCGGTGCTCGCATCGTGATTGACAATCACCAGAAGAACACGTCGGACAATTTCTCGGATGTGTCCCGCCGCCTTCACGAGGCAGGCATTCTGTCGGAGACGTACTACAAGTATGTGTCGTCTGTCACCACCCAGTACAACTCCATGATCGAGTACTCCCGCGACTTCAACTTTGACTACTTTGGGTTCAAGACGCTCGAGAAGGGGTACCTCCTTCGAATCAACGACAAGATCGTGGAGCGCCCCCAGCACATGTGGATGCGCGTGGCAATCCAGATGCATGGGATTGATTTCTCAAAGGTGAGGGAGACGTACGATGCGCTCTCTCTGGGGTACTTCATCCAGGCAACGCCCACCCTCTTCAATGCGGGAACGAAGCACCCCCAGTTGTCCTCCTGCTTCCTCGTCCACATGGAGTCGGACTCGATTCAGGGGATTTACAACACGCTGGGCGAGTGTGCCCAGATCTCCAAGTGGGCGGGTGGGATTGGGCTGTCGATCCACAACATCCGTGCACGGGATGCCGACATTCATGGCACGAACGGCAAGTCGACGGGCATTGTGCCGATGCTGAAGGTGTTCAACGACACCGCCAAGTACGTCAACCAGGGCGGCAAGCGCAACGGGTCGTTTGCGATTTATTTGGAGCCGTGGCATGCGGACATTGAGGCATTCCTCCGCCTCAAGCTCAACACGGGCAACGAGGACGAGCGCGCCCGCGACCTGTTCTACGGCCTTTGGATCCCCGACCTGTTCATGAAGCGGGTGGAGGAGGATGGGGTGTGGTCGCTCATGTCGCCCGACACGAGTCCCGGTCTTGCGGATGTGTGGGGTCCTGAGTTCGAGGAGCTGTACACCCACTACGAATCGAAGAAGCAGTTCCACAAGCAGATTCCCGCCAAGAAGTTGTGGCAGATGATTCTCGACTGCCAGATCCAGACGGGGACGCCGTACCTGTGCTACAAGGACGCCGCAAACTCCAAGTCCAACCAGCAGCACCTCGGCACCATCAAAAGCTCGAATCTGTGTACCGAGATCATCGAGTTCACGAGCCCCGAGGAGACGGCGGTGTGCAATCTCGGGTCCCTTGCCCTCCCCAAGTTCGTCAAGGACGGCGTGTTTGATTTCGCCAAGCTGCGCGAGTACACCACCATCCTGACTCGCAATCTGAACCGCGTGATTGACACGACATACTACCCCACCGAGAAGTGCCGTCGTTCCAACCTGCGCCACCGCCCCATTGGCATCGGGGTGCAGGGACTCGCAGATGTATTTGCACTCATGCGACTTCCGTGGTCGTCGCAGGCAGCAGCTGACCTCAATCGCGAGATCTTTGAGAACGTATACTTTGCAGCAGTGGAGTCGAGCATGGCACTCTCTTGGGAGTCAGATGTATACAGGCATTACCAGTCGGCGGGTCCATACCACACCTACGTCGGAAGTCCCGCTTCAAAGGGCAAGTTGCAGTTCGACCTGTGGGGGCAGCAGCCGACCCAGACGCCTTACCTGGATTGGGTGTACTTGAAGCTTCGACAGGGGACAACTGGTCTAATGAACTCCCTCCTGATTGCGCCCATGCCGACCGCCTCCACCTCCCAGATTCTCGGCAACAACGAGTGCATCGAGCCCTTCACGAGCAACATGTACTCCCGCCGCGTCCTTGCGGGTGAGTTTGTGGTTGTCAACAAGTACCTCGTGAGCGACCTGATTGAGCGTGGTCTGTGGACCTCCGACGTCCGCACCCAGATCATCGCCAACAATGGCAGCGTCCAGACCATCGCCGAAATCCCCGCCGACCTCCGCGAGCTGTACAAGACGGCATGGGAGATTCCGATGAAGACGATCATCAACATGGCCGCCGACCGCGCCCCCTTCATCTGCCAGTCGCAGTCCCTCAACCTCTTCATCGCCGAACCGTCCTATTCCAAGATTTCGTCCATGCACATGTATGCGTGGAAGAAAGGACTGAAGACGGGGTGCTACTACCTCCGAACAAAGGCAGCCGCCAAGGCACAGCAGTTCACTGTCGAACCTCCTGCGTGCGTTAGTTGCTCGGCGTGATTGAAATTTTCTGTGCGTCATATCATAAACAGAAATGTCCGCCCCTGCACCCACCGTCGTTGCTCCCTCTGGCGCTGCCGCCGTTGCCACCCCGCTGAAGGGCGGTGCCGTTGCACTCTCCCCCCTGCCCCTTGGCGGTCGCCGCCGCTCCCGGAAGCTCTCCAAGAAGGCGCGCAAGGCACTGAAGACGCTGAAGAAGATGGGCGGTGATGAGATCGAGGAGGCGGTCGCCCCTGCCCCCGCCGTCGCCGGCGCCGAGGAGCTTGTCACGGAGGGCGCTCGCCGCCGCCGCTCCCGGAAGGGCTCCAAGAAGACCCGCCGCTCGTCCCGCCGCTCGTTCCTGTATTAGAGCCGGTCCCCGATCTCGCTCACCAGCGTAAACAAATCATCTGAAAATCCGTAATGGCAGCCGTTCGGTTCACTCATCGCAGGCGGCTTGCGCGCTGACGTGTTCTTCTTGTGCACCAAACTCACAATAACGTCCTGGGGAGACATCTCCCGGCACATGTGTTCGCGACCGCGAATGAATGCGTCACCCTCCGCAATCTGCTCATCGGGGAACTTCTGACTCTGCCAGAACGCCCTCGTGAAACAGAGCGTCGCCTCACTCACTCGCTTCGACATGTCCAGTGTGATCGGAGGAACGTTCATGAACGACTTCTTCTCGTGAATCTCGTAGCACGGGATCGTGGTTGAGAAGAGGCACTCCTTCCGCGGTGCAGCCATCATGTGTGCGACGCGGGAGAGGAAACTGTTGTTGGGGTACACGTCATCGTCGTCCATCATCACCAGAATGTCGTGAGACGCACTCTCAACCGCAAGATTGCGCTTGGCACCGATCGTCAGTGGCGTGTCGTGGAGGACATACTTTACGTTCGGGAGGTCGGACACCAGATCCTTGATCTGATCCATTCCGTCGTCCACAATCACCCACTCGATCTTCTCCGGGGGATACGACTGGGCGACGATGCCGTACTTTGCAAGGGGGATGAAAGGTCGGCGATCGCGCGTGATGGTAATGACTGAAATCATCGGCAGGTCCACCTCCTTCGGGAGTCCAGCTTCCAGCGAGAACGCGGGAATGCCCGCAAACAGCTCACGCAGGACAATCGAGGTCTCGCGCACAAACGTCTGGTGCCTCTCCTCATACTTCCGTCGCATGTCGTTGGACGTCCCCGTCTTCTGCTCGGGAGTCTGGTTGAGGAAGAACACCAGTCCCTCGATGATTGACTGAACGTCCACATCCTCCAACACCCCAAGGCACTGAGGATGCGGCGTCACCTTCTTGTTGGAAATCCAGATTGCGTCGTTCGTGAGTTCCGTGAAGGGGTTGATGGGAGACAGCATCTGGATACACCCCGTCGACATGGTCTCATTGACAGCATGCCCGAACCCCTCCGCAGCGGACGTGCAGATGCTCAGCCCGCACTCCTTCATCAACGCATCATACTCCGTCTCCTCCATCACCTCGGCGTGCATGACAATCTTCGATCGAAGCGACTCAGGGATCTCGGGGATCTGCACGTGGGCGGGGGAGTGGACGATGTGAAGCTCAGGCAGGGCGTGCCATATATGCGCATGCTGGGTTTGGATCTGCATGTACGCCTGAACGATGGGTTTGGGATTTCGCCAAATGTTCTTCCCCACGGGCACGATCGCCTTCCCGTAGTTCTTCTGCGCCGGCATGACCTTGTCGATGGACGTCCATCCAATGTATCGGACGGGCGCACAGTCCCAGTCTGAGAAGATCTTGACCGCGTCCTTCGTCTTGACCCAAATCTCATCCACCATCTTGGCATACGGTCTCCATGTCTGGTACGTCCACTCGGGGTTCGGGATCCAGATGTTCTTGGACGCATACATGAAGAGGGAGGGGTTGATGACCTCAATGAAAAAATTGACCTCTGCCTCCGGGCACTGAGGATGGAACGAGGGAATGTGGCGGACCTCCACCTCCTTCCCTAGCACGTGGGCAATCATGCCGTGCAGAATCTGGATGTCCTGCGACACCCCCGTGTTCTTGCTCAAAGTACCAATGATATTGACTCGCATTGTAGATCTGTTAGGTTGCGTTTTGTAAATCGTTGACGCGGGCATTGCGCTTGGTGCACTGTCTCCTCACGAGGCGCTGCTTGCACGTGCTCGTGCGGTTGCCACACATCCGCTTCCACGATGCCACGTCGGTTGGTGCACAGGGCGTCAGCGAAACCTGTCGATCTCGCACCCACGTCCCCTGACCAAGGCAGAGAGACGAGACGGGTGTCGCGGCATCCAGTTTCGATTCGTATGTGTCTGTCAGGAGCACACACGCTTCTCTCATCGTCTCGCTCCCAAATCCAAACAGATCATTCGTTGGGTCTGCGCAGTATGCCCGATCGTCCGTGACAAACCGAGTCCCATCCCACTGAAGTGCGTCAATGGGTCGGAACATCCCCCACGCTGACTCCCACGCAAACCAGTGTCCCGATCGTTGGAGGTAGACGACGCCCTGGAACGACACAAGACTCATTGTCTGCCTAGAAGAAACTCTTCAACTCACCTGTCCGCGTTCCATAGATCTGGGTGTCGACGGGGCGCTCAATGGGTGCGGGGAAGTCCATGATGTCCTTGCGGTAGTACACATACGCCTCAATCTCCACCATGATGCGGTTGGAGCTGAACCCCACAACACGGTCGTTCAGTTCCTGCAGCTCCTGTGCGACCCGAGCGGGATCGTTCTTCGCATACTGCAGGTAGTAGCTCCGCATGATGGTCTTGAGATCCTCCTCGTTCTGGTCGTCAATCTGGTAGTTCTTCGATCCACTCATTGCCGCAACCGCCTGCTTGATCTTCGTCTGGAGGTTCCCGATGTTGCCCTCGCTGAAGAAGACGCTGTTGAGGGCATTGGCGCTGTGGCGGTGGAAGATCTTCTCGGACATCTCCGTCGGCGCGACGCCGGGTTCGGGGGCATACAGCACCGCCTTGGGAACGGACGTGTTCTTCTCCGCCTCACTGAGAGGAAGTCGCCCAGTGTGTTTGGGTGCATTCGGGATGGCAGATCCCGTGTAGAAGGCGGACAGGGTTGCGATTGTGTAGTCCGCGATCGAACTCATTTGTTGAAGAGACAAGACAATTTACAACACGATGCGTCCACCAATTGAACCCGTGTCGGGTTGGAGGATGTCAAGTTCGAGGGTGTAGACGGGTTGCAGCGACATGTTGAGGAAGGGGAGGTTTGACCCGATCAGCGTGTTCGGCTCCAGAACGTTTGACGACCCTCCGTCGATGGACCCAGGGTACTGGATGATTGCGTTGCCGTTGGCATCGATGGTCGTGAAGTTCGGGATCATGAATCCGTTGTATGAGGATGCGTAGGGCACGGTGCGTTCGTCGGAGGGACCTCGGGGGTTATAGATACCGTTGCTGTCCATGACATAGTCGAGCAACTGAAGAACGGGGAAACTTGCATTCACGAGGGACTGGACGAACGTCGTGTTGTCGGCATTCATGGAAGCTAAAATGGGGGAGTTCAGGATCGACGTGAGCGTGTTTGAATGGAACGTGACGCGATCCCCGACGTGCAGCTCATTGCCCGAGAAATACTGGAACGACCCCGTGAAACACTTCAAGTACGTCTGATTCGCAGTCGCCTGGATTAGGGAGATGGTGAGCGAGTCGAGCTGCACGAAGTTGCTTCCGTTCGGGTCTGTGATGGAGAACTGGAGTTTCTGGAGATTGGTGAGTGGACTCTGGAATTGAAGCGCCTCGACGTTCCACGGTTCATAGTCAAACTGCTGGACGCCCGCATTGGACTGGAACGTCAGTTGAGTGCGCTGTTTCTGGGTGAGAACGGAGAAGCATCGGCGCATGGGTTCGTTGCCGCCCACATACTGTCCAAAGTACTCGTTCAGGTAAAAAAGCAGGTACGGGTAGGTCGTGAAGGTCGAGAAGGCTGTGTTGGCGACATTCGACTGAACGAACTCGGACGTGGACGCGTCTGCGAGATTCGGCGGCACAATTGCAAGATTCAGGAACTGGCGCTGGGGCAGCACCGCGCGAATGAGTCGGATTGCTTGGACGTTGCACGGCGTGAAGACGCTGCCGAATCCGGATCCGGAGGGTTTGATGATGTACCCCGTGTCGTATGCGATGAAGTTGCCACTCGTCAAGGATGAGTTGTAGGCAGGGTAGGGCACGTTCGATGGAGAGGCGGGAAGAGTCCACCCCTGTGAGTTCGGAAGACCTGGGATCGGAGACGCGAGGTTGGACTGCTCCACCGCAAAGGTGGGCACGAAGGGGTTGTTTGCGTACACGGGAGGGTTGCTGGCAATTGCCCCCTGAACTCCAAATGCAAAAACAAGGTTTGTGTACGGGTTGGGCTGCTTCAGCCAGTCGCGCTCGGACGTGTCGACGATGACATACCGCTTGACGGGAACTGTATTGGGCGCTTTCTGCACGATGTTTGCGTCCGAATGCGAACCCGTCGGGACGTTGTTGAAGTAACTCGTTTCCACGGGTGTGTTTGAAATTTGTGGACTTCCCGTGAAGGGTTCAATCTTGCTTGTCGCGTATCGACTACTGTTGTGAGTCGCAACGCGGGGGTCGAACGTATACTTGTTCCGAACCTCCTGGTCCAGTTGGGACATGAGTTTATGGTAGTCGCTCATACCTCTTCTTGTCTATACCTTGTCTAAATCTGCGAGCCAGAGCGACGACGCGGTTTCCTTCTGGAGCCGTGCAATCTCCGCCTCAATCGTCTCCAGTTGCTTGCGGTGCTTGGCAATCATCTCTGCCGTGAAGGCAGACACGGGCAGGCGCATGATGTACTCGTATCCCCCCTCCAGTTCGGCATACAGCGCCTGCTTGAGAATGACGTCGCACTCTGTCCTCGTCTTCTTGCGGAGATTGAGGGAGGGCGTGTCGGAAATCTGGTCGAGGATGAATCGGACGATGTTCGTGTGATGCGGGAGTTCCGATTGGAGCGTCCGAACCTGGTGCTGCCGCCGCGTCTCATACAACTCCTTCCGCACCGTCGCAAACTCGATCAGGATGTCATTGAGGGTCGCATACTTGGTGATGACGCCCTTGGAATTGAAGGCGTGCATGTTGGTCGTCTTGATCTTCTCAGTCAGTGACTTGAGGAGCACCTTCTCGTCGATGCCCTTGATTCGGATACTGATGTCCTGGTCGGTGGACGTGTCGGTGAAATCCTTGATGGACCCCGCCGCAAGCTCCTTCTCGAGCCACTCGCGGTAGTCGGACGTCCACGTCCCCGGCGGCAACTCAGTCACAATGAACTCATCCTTGTCCTTCGTGTAGGCGCCCACCGCACTCTCGTCGGTGAGCATGACGCCCTTGAAATTCTTGAAGAAGGGGCGGATGTTGGCAGCAACAAGTGCCTCGTGGTCACCTCCCAGCCAAGCTACCAGCGTCTTCTTGATGACAGCGGGGTTGCAGGGTGGGATGTTGGTGCTGTATCCCGTCCCAATTCCACGTGCGCCGTTGATGAGGAGCATCGGGAGCACGGGGGCATACCATTCGGGCTCCACCAGGATCCCGTCGTCGTCGCGATACGTCAGGATCGGGAAGTCTGCCTCCGGGACCATCTTGCGGATGTTCGGCTGGAGGTACGTGTGGATGTAACGGGGCGACGCCGCGTCCTTGCCACCCTGGATGCGAGTACCGAACTGACCCTGCGGAACCAGCCACGGGATGTTGTTGGACCCCATGAAGTCCTGCGCCATGCCGACGATGGTCTCATTCAACGACGCCTCGCCATGGTGGTATCCCGTGTGCTCCGACACGTATCCTGCAAACTGAGCGACGCGGATCTCGTGCGACAAGTTGCGCTTGAAGGCGGCGTACAGGATCTTCCGCTGCGACGTCTTGAGTCCGTCCATCACATTGGGAATGGATCGCTCGAGGTTGTAGTAGCTGAAATGAATGAGATCCTTGTTGATGAAATCGTCGTACGGCACCTTGTCTCCCGCAGGGACAAGTGCAGTCCTGTTGTACCCCCTCAACCACTCCTTGCGGTCGTCGGCTCGCTGCTTGTTGAACGCCAGGTCAATGTTCTTGTCGGATTCCGCGTCGTACGTGAACTTGACCGCGTTCACCTTGGCGAAGTACCCCTTTGCCTCGTCGCGAGTCGACGTGCCCAGTCCCTTGTAGTACTTGACGTTCCAGCCCTTGGAACCCTCTGCCTTGCGCCACTGCTCATACTCGTACTGGCTGTAGAACACCCGCAGCTGCGCTCCCTTGACCGCCTTGACGATGGGGGTCGACATGTACGTCAGGAACCCGGGAATCGCAATGAGTTCATGCCACAACTCGTGGAACAGGTTGATTAGGAGACCGCGGATGTGCGACCCATCGTAATCCTGGTCGGTCATGATCATGATCGAGCCGTATCGAAGACTGCTGGTGTCGGTGTACTTCTTGCCGCTGACGAGTCCCATGATCTTCTTGAGTTCTGCAATCTCCTTCGTCTGCTCCACCTTGGAATCGGACGTGTCCTTCACGTTCAGCACCTTGCCCTTGAGGGGGTACACCCCGAACAACTTGCGCTGCTCCTGCGACAGACCCGAGAGTGCCATCGCCTTTGCCGAATCTCCCTCTGTGAGGATGAGGGTGCACTGACTCGACTTGGGCGTGCCCGCAAACACCGCATCGTCCAACTTGGGAATGCCCGTGATGCGGCTCATCTTCTTGCCGTCCGTCTTGCTGTTGTCCTTCGTGTCCTTGACCGCCTGTGCCGCCAGAAGGGTCTCCACAATGTTCAACTTGGTCACGATCTTCTTCAACGTGTCCTCCGAAAGCTTCGGACTGGACCCGAACGCCGACGTCTTGGTTGTGAGCGCCTCCTTCGTCTGCGACGTGAAACTGGGGTTCTCAATCAGGCTCACCGCAAACACTGCAAGCTGCTCCTTCACCAGACTCGACTTGACCTTGGTCTTCTTCTTCGTCTCCAGGTGCTCCACGATGTGACTCGTGATTTGGTTGACGATGGCGTCCACGTGTGTCCCGCCCTTGGACGTCCAGATGCCGTTGACGAACGACATGTTGTACGCGCCCTCCTCCGCCTGCCCAATCGCAATGTGCCAGCGGTCGTTCGGTGCCTCGTAGATGACCGACTCGCATCCATATGACTTGGCGTACTCCACGAGGTTCTTGCACTTGATCGTCTCGCCGTTCCAAATGACCTTCGTGTCCTTGCCCACCGTCATTGCAAGGTCCCACACCCGCCGCTCAATCAGCCGCAGCATGTCGGGTGTAATCCCCTTCATCCCGAATCGCTCAAAGTCCGGCTCCCACTTGATGGCGACAGACGACTTGCTCTTGGACGCCTTGACGGTGGGGGTATGAATGCCTGTCATGTTGGCCGAATACGTCTGGGCGTAGGACAACTTGCGTCCTGCGTCCACGATCGTGACGTCCATCGTCTTCGAGAAGATGTTGACCAGCTTCACGCCGTACCCGTTCTTTCCGCCCACAAGCTTCTTCTCGGACGCGTCGTAGTTGGTGGAAGTCAGCAACTCTGCGAAGATCATCTGGGGGACCCAGACCTTGTGCTCGGGATGCTGAACAACATCAATCGGCTCGCCATCGTTCTCAATGTAGAAGTGAGTGGAGTCGGCGGAGATCGTGATCTTCTTGACGGGGTTCTCCGACTTGCGGGTGCGGAGACGCACCACTTGGTCGTGTGCGTTCACCAAGAGCTCGTCAATCAGCTTGTAGAAGCCAGGATTGACAACGATCTTGTGCTTGGTGAACTGCTCACCTGTGCGGAGGAAGACCTCCTCCTCTGCGTTTGCGATGGAACCGATATACGTATCGGGAAGCGACAGAATGTGCTCCCGATGCGTCTTCTTCTGGTATGCCTGTGAAATGTCCTTAGCCATGGCGTTGATGAAGTAAAAAATGTTGTGGGTTGTGAATTCGTTTTACGGGTTCAGTGCAGCTCTGCGATCTCTAGGTAGAGGTTCAGGCAGGAGCCCGGGTCGCCCATCGGGTCGGGGACCGCAACCGCAATGCGGTTCACCGTGAGAGCACCGTGCCTGCCCTCGTAGTTCTTGTCGAGGATGTCGAGTCGCTCATCGATCTCCTTCCGCATCTGGGACTTGCCGTCCTCGTCGCAATCGATCGCTTCCGAGAGGAAGTCCAAGAGGACCTTCACGAGACCCTCTCGGGTGGTCGCGTACAGTGGATATTGCTCAAGAGAGTCCAGCGTCTCCTTTGCGTGGGGCGTGTTGAATTCCGTAGGCCAGCAGCGGTAGATGATCCGGGGGGTAGAGGTAGAGGGTGCCATTTTGTTCGTGTGTGTAGGGTGTAGTTGTCCGGGTGCTCCTCTCTCTGCCTGCCACTCACGAATCCATTTTCAACGGATCCGTTTTCAAAACCGACCAGTCAGCCTTCAACAACTGTCCCTCCATTCGAAACGAGACCCCTGGAAACATGAGTCCCAGTTTCTCAAGGATTCGGTTCATTAGGAGTCCAGTGTGTTCTTCGTAGACGATGACCTTCCCGTCTGCTGCAGCCTGAAGAATCCTCAATCGATAAAACTTGACCTTGTCATCGATTATGAACTGTCGGCGTTCCTCTTCCTCCTTCTCAAACTGTTCGGCACATCTGAGACTGAACTCAAACAACTCCTCTCGGGTGATAATCGGCTGGAGCATGACGGATGTATCCATTGCCCTTCTTCGCAAATTATCTGAAAATACATATACAATGGGCGACGGAGGACGCGGCGGTTACACGTTCGGCGAATAGACACCCTGCGCAAAGATAGCAGCCGATAAGCACGCAGTAACTAGGATTGTGGCAATCCAGGACAGGAAAATACGACCAATAATACGCCAGTTCATATCCTTGAAAGTACTGTCGCATAGACTGATGCCGACAACTGCTCCGGTAATGCACTGCGTCGATGAAATAGGAAACCCATACTTGGAAGCGAAGGACACGACAAGCGCAGTCGCAAGCTCAGCGCAGAATCCACGAGATGGCGAAATGAATGTGATCTTCTCACCAATGACTTCCATGATCTTTTTTCCATATACCGCAAGACCAACAACAATACCCGACCCTCCCAGCGCAAGAACCCAAATCGGGACTTCAATCTTGGAGGATACTGAGCCGTTCTGATAAATATACCAAATCGCCGCAAGCGGACCAACGGCATTGCTCACATCATTGGCTCCATGCGCGAACGAGGTGCAGATAGATGTGAAAATCTGGAGATACTTGAACGTGTACTCGACCTTCGGATCGTATTCCGCAAATGACAACTCGCCGGAATCGGGAAGCAATGTAACACGTTTCTTCAACCACGGAATCGCTGCCGCAGAGATCAACGATGCAGCCGCAGCGATACAGATTGAGACCCAAGCAGTTGTCTCAATGCCCCATGTGATCCTTGAACCCGCTCCCTTGGACAGAACGAAGAAGGACTCAATGAAGAAGGTGACAAACACGACGAACGGGAGCAGATGAATGGATCGCCAAACGCCATGAATGCTCCTGAAGATTCCATACTTGATTGATAGGTAGAACCCAGCAGACAGGAGTGCGCTAATGATTGGTGAGGAAATCCATGAAACCACAATGGGTACAAATCCAGCGACATACGGGAAATCGGGAATTGATTTGCTCCACACAACACCCTCAATGCCTTTGTAGACTAGCGAAAATCCCATGATACCGCCAACGATGCTGTGGGTTGTAGAAACCGGCAGTCCGAAATAGGTTGCAGTATAGAGCCACGTCGTCGATGCTGCTAGTGCAGACAACATTCCGTACATCAGGACATAGGGTTGGGACTTGAAAAATGCAACGTTCGAAATACTGCCTGCGAGTGTGTTTGACACTGGTGCTCCTAGAAGCATAGCACCCGAGAACTCGCAGACGGACGCGATACCGATAATTTGTGTCATAGTCAACACCTTTGAGCCATACGTTGTTCCAAAGGAGTTTGCGAGATCGTTGGCACCAATTCCACCGGCATCCAAAAAGGAGTTGATACCGCCCGCGATAAGAATCCAAAGATACATTTTTATATTTGATTGTTTGTGTGTTAAAGTTCTATCGCAACCACGTGAAGTGACCTCGAATGTAATCATCTTCTGGGATCACGTGTTCATTACTGTCCCATCCAGTTGCCTTCATTGCGGCAACCACCTCCTCCTTGTTAAATCCCTTCTCAATCATGAGAATCGCCAAACTCCTCGCGAACTCCTCGGCCGCGGTCATCCGAACGTCTCGCGACTTGTCCTCGTCGTTCTCCTGATGAGCGAGAACCGGTCGATGAAACATCATGCCCGCTTCGCCCAGCAGTAGGAATAGCACCCGTAGCGAAATTGTCTTTTCTTCAATTGTATTGTCCATTGTATCCGCTCCTCCCCTCTTCTTGGTCGAACGAATCCGTTTTTGTCTGCGAGTCTTTGCCATTTGTTACTCTGAACGATGAGTTTTCAGGGAGTTGATGTTGAAACTACAATGCCGCCCAAGAAATCACTCCCAGAAGCTCCCGTCATTTTCTCCTTTCGACTTCCCACGGAGGAGAACGTTCCCGTCCCCGCGGGTGGATTGACAAACTACTCGGAGATCCTGTCGAGCGTCGAGACGTCCCGTGTCGCCGAGCGTTTCAACACCGACACCATGAAGGGCATCCTTACGAGGACCAAGTCGCCCACCTATGCACAGGGGACGACGTGCTGCTTCTGGTGCTGCTCCCCGTTCCAATGGAAGGCGTGTGTTCTCCCCATCTCATACGACGCGTATGAGAACATGTACACGTGCGAGGGACACTTCTGCTCCCCCGAGTGCGGGATGGCATACCTATACAACGACGTCGCACTGTCGGACGTTGCTCGATGGACTCGGCATGCGCTGCTCGTTGACATGTACCGCCCCCTCTTTGTCGGGAAGGACATCACTCCTGCCCCCCACCGTCATGTGCTTCGAATGTTTGGCGGACAGTTGGACATTGAGCAGTTTCGGGAGTACATTTCATCGAGCGAGGACATGGTTGCGATTCAACTGCCGCCCCTCCGACTTCACGTTCCCTCCATGAACGTCCAGGGACCCACGAGAGACGTCAAGAAGTTCGTTGCGCTGTCGCAGGAGACGGTTGACAAGGCGTCCAAGGAGTTGAGGTTGAAGAGAACGAAACCAGTGCACTCGGCGACCGCAACGCTCGACAAGTGCATGACGCAGACCACATTCGGTTAATACACAACTTACAGAAACACGACGAAGAACAAGCACATGGACTTAATCAAGACCCAAATGATGCTCGGCATGACGTCGAGTTCCCAGTCCCACAAACCACTGCTCAACCTGATTGGTCTCAATCTGTTTGAGCTTGCCGTCAAGAACTACTCTGTCCTCTTTTCATTCGTTCGATCCGCCTGTTGCCGCAGGAAGATGGGAGGGGCACCCTTGCCGTCCGCGCTGAAAACGCCTCGAGCGTCAATCACATGTGAGCGTGGATCCGCCACCGCAACGACGAACAGTCGAGGAACGACACAGTCGAGTGTCTTTTCGAACCGCATGGATGCGGTTGTTCACTACGTCACGACACTGCCCGCAATGAAGAGCCTGCTGTCGGTGACCCACCACGACTACCTCCCGAATGAGTTTGAGGCAGTGTGCCTCGAATCCGACGTGTTCTTTGAGCTGCAGGACATGAAGATCGACGACGGTCAGCTTCAAATCATCAAGTTCAAGTTGTTCTGCTACGACAATGACGTTCAGCACCTTCAGGCGTTTATCGACAACTGCAATGCCGACTATGAGCGCCGAATGGCAAACAAGTTGGGGGCGCACCGGTACTTCTTCGACCAGATGATCCAGACAAAGGTCAAGGGGTCGATCCAGAACCCCCTGCCGACGAGCCACCTCGTGTACACCAAGACCAAGTTCACGACGAATCGCACCTTTGGCAACGTGTTTTACGAGGAGAAGACCCAGGTCGAGAATCGCACCAAGTTCTTCTTGGAGAATCGGGCGTGGTATGACCAGAAGGGAATCCCGTACACACTGGGATTCATGTTTCATGGACCTCCGGGGACGGGCAAATGTCTTGGGAAAGATACCCCGGTCATGATGTCAGACGGCAAAATAAAGTTTGTTCAAGACATCGTTATAGGAGATCAGATTATGGGGGATGATTCGACGCCTCGCAATGTATTAAGTCTCGCGCACGGACAAGAGCCATTGTATCGCGTTGTTCCTGTTAAGGGTGATTCGTATATCGTAAACGAGTCGCACATCCTCTCATTGAAGGTATCGAAATCGAATGAGTATCATGGTCTCCCTCGCGGAGAGATTGTTGACATATCCGTAACGGACTATCTCAAGACACCTGCGTATCACAAAGCAAGTTTGAAGGGATACCGCGTTGGAGTAACGTTCTCGAACAAAGACGTTCCATTTGACGCCTATATGTTCGGATACTGGCTTGGGGACGGAGCGTCTGCGAAGACGCAGATTACAACGGCAGATATCGAAATCGCGGATCACTTTCGTACACATCTGAAAGAATATGGATTGGACATCATAAAGGGGTCCGACCCGTATGGCTGGAACATTCGATCAGTTCAGTGTAAGAACAACTCATCCCCGATTGGGTCAAATTCATTTCTCACGTTCCTCAAGACATCCAATGTACTCAACAACAAGCATATTCCAGACATCTACAAATACAACTCACGCGACGTCCAACTCGCAGTTCTTGCCGGACTTCTCGACGCAGACGGATGTGTAGACGGCAAAGGATACGACCTATGTCTCGTGAATGAACGTCTGTTGGACGACGCTATTTACATCGCAAGGTCGCTTGGATTTGTCGCATACAAGTCGATATGCCAAAAGACGTGTACAAACTCAGCGAATGGACCCACTACAGGAACCTACTATCGCACTCATATTCATGGCGTAGGTCTTCCCGAACTTCCAGTTGTATTGACCCGCCGCAAAGTAGTCGACAGAATTCAGATAAAGAACCCGCTAGTGACTGGAATTAAACTCGAACCGATTGGTGAGGGAGACTACTACGGGTTTGAGATAGATGGGAATAAACGCTTCTTGTTGGGTGATTTTACAGTTACTCATAATACTTCCAGCGTCAAGGCGATCGCCAACGTTGGACGACGACATATTATCAATGTCCAGTTGAGCGAGATCAAGACGAAGCAGCAGCTCCAGCACCTCTTCTTCAACGACGAGATTCACGTCCACAATGGCGTGAATACGGAGAAGTACACCATCCCGGTTAGCGAGCGACTGTATGTGATTGAGGACATTGACGCGATGGGCGACACGGTGCTCCGACGCGAGTGGAAGAAACCGGTTGCAATGACCAAGTCCACCCCCAAGAGCGACGAGGACGCGTTCATGGATCGACAGAAGCAGGAGGAGAAGGAGACGATCGATCTGTCCTTCTTGCTCAACCTGCTGGATGGGACACTGGAGGCAAATGGGCGCATCCTCATCATCACCACCAACTTCCCCGAACGAATTGATCGGGCGCTGATTCGACCCGGACGAGTGGACATGATTGTCAAGTTCAAGAAGTGCAATGTGGCGGTGCTGCGTGAGATGGTGAATTCCTTTTACGAGAAGCAGATGACTGTCCCAGACGATGAGACGCTCAACTACAAATGGAGTCCGGCGGAGGTGAATCAAATCCTGTTTCGGCACTTTGAAGACCCGGAGAATGCAATCACGGAACTTATTGACCTAGTTCCTCAGGATTTGTATGGGTTTATTGAAGAGAGTCAAGTCGCTTTGCCAGAGTTAGAATCAAGTTAATGTAATTCCAAATACTGGACTGGTTGTTGTCTGACAGCTGCGTCCACATCCCCTTCAACTTCCCAATGATCTGTCCGAGCGTGTCGTCGGACGCATAGTCGGAGAAGTCGTGCTTCAAGAAGAAGTCCGAGTTCTTTGCCTTGATGACCTCCTCGAATGGGAACACGTGTGCCTTGAACTCGGAAACAACGAGCGCGGGGTTGGTGCGCTGCAGCATGGAGAGTGCCATGCCGTAGGCGGGGAAATCGTCGTCGTCCGGGAACACCTTCCCGAGCTGTTCCAGAAACTCATGGAACTGACTGAAGAAGGCGTCCATAAAAATCTTTCGGGACATGGTTATTTTTTAGTCGAGACTTGTGTTTAACCTACTTCCTCGATACCCCCGCAAACTCGCTGTCTCGCTGCTTCTGGAGCGCCTCCATCCTCGCAGCAACGTCGCTGTTCTTGGCACCTCCGCCTCCGTCGTTCTTCGACTGGGACTGCATCGCCGGCTCTGCGGGCGCGGGGGTCGCGCTCGTGCCGCCCAGGAAGGTGTAGTGCAACTGGTCGTCGCTGAAATTGTTGGGGGTGTCCCAACTGGAAAAGGCGTCGGAGAAACCACTCGATCCGAAGGACCACGCCTTGAACTCACCCACGCCACCACTGTCCGTCGCCTTTGCGGGGACGTTGCCCTTGATCTGCCCCTGTGCTGCAAGGTTCTGCGGCGTCTGGGTGGGCGTCTGCTGGGTAGGGATCTCGCGGCGCGCAACGACGGGTTTGGCGATGTACGCGTAGATGTCCTTGCCCTTGTACACGTCCTTCGTCTCGGGCAGGTACAGCGTCGGCACACTCTGTAGGAAGGGCGGGAGTTCCGCGCGGGACTTGCCGTCAATCGAAAACATGCGGAAGAGGCTGTCCTTGTTGAGCGCCTTCATCGTGTCAAGGATCTGCTTGCTGTGACTGCACCGCGTGCTGTAAAAGAGAATCGGCTGGTTCTGCATTGCTCGTCATCTCGAAAAAAACGGAAAGACATTAACGAGAGGGTAGAATAAGCACACAATGGAGAACGTCAAGACAAGCCTTCACGGATACCGCCTCGACTGCGAGTTCAAGAACGTGCCGATTCCGTTTGTGAATGGACTTCGCCGCATCCTCCTCACCGAAATCCCGACCGTCGTCATTCGCAACGTTCAGATCCTCGACAACACGTCCGCGATGATCCACGAGATGCTGCGTCACCGCGTCGAGATGCTGCCCGTCAACGTGAAGCCCTCGGAGACAGAGGTCATTCGCGACACGAAGATTGAGTTGAGGTACCACCCCCACGACACGGCAGAGGTTGTGACGACCGACGACTTTGTTGTGAATGGACCCCGCAAGAACGTCCTCCTGATTGATCGCGACGAGCAGATGCCGCTCTTCTTCATGAACTTGAAGGTAGGTGAGTCCGTCCACATCGTTGCAACCCTGGGAATCGACATGAGGGGGGCGTCGCAGGTGTGCGTCTCCACCTTCAAGAACCACATTGACGAGGAGATTGCGGAACGGAATCGGGAGAGTTACGTCGCAAAGGGGGGCGACGTCCGCGTCTTCAACAACCACGAGATTCAGCGGTCGTTCTCGATCGATGAGGGTGGGCGACCGAACCACTTCGACTTTGCACTGGAGAGCATTGGCGTGACACCCGCAAAGGACCTGATGCGTCAGGCAGTGACGATCTACCAGTCAAAGATCGTCGAGTGGTGCAAGAACGTAATCCTGCGGGAGGAGGACAACTGGTACTTGATCGAGACGGAGCTTGAGGGACACACGATTGGTGCACTCGCACAGTCGATGATATACACGGCGGGTCTCGCAGAGTACGTGTCCTATCGCATCGAGCACCCGCTTCTCCCAAAGATGATTGTGCGGTTCAACACCAAGATGGATCCCGCGACTGTCATCAAGCGATTTGAGACGGAGGCGGTCGAACTGTGTGAAAGCATTCTCAAGTCAGTATAATATGGAAGCGGAGTACTTCACGTTTGAACCGGGTGACGTTCAAATCCTCGAAGAAATCGAGTTCGATGAAACCGTCCAGCGCCCTGAGCGCGTTCGGTTTTATACACTCGACGAACAGGTCTCGGACGCGTTTGACAAGTTGCTGCCAAAAGGGAAGGTGACAAAGGCGCAGATTGAGACGGTGGAGAAGAACGTCCAGCGCCTGCGTGAATTGTATGGCACGTTTGTCGACACGGATGCGGACGAGTATCGTCTTCGTGAACCCGTTTTCGGTCGTCGGTTCAATTGGATCGTGCCTATTTACGCAACGGACGATGTCATCGAGTATTCGTTCGAGGGTTCATGGATTCCGCTGTACAATGATGTGAACGTCGCAACTCGTAATTTTTACCCGCGCATGATCCATGCACTTCCGCGTCCGTATTCGGGGAGCGAGGAGGGACTCCCGTATGCCCTTGCCCAACCGACCGAGTTCGTGAGTCTTGCGGGCATCGACACACTTCGAGCTCTGCCCGATTTCATGACGACCAAGAATCAGAAACACGAGGACGGACGGGTCGATGTGATGTCCGTTGCAGTGCGTGAATCCGCCGATCTTGTCAATTTCAAGGGATATTACGTCAAGAAGCGAGGCGTCCCCATCCCGAATCCCGTCGCAAGCAGTGACTTCTTCAAGTCCGATGCCGAGTTTGTGATGGAGTCCACCTCTCCGTTGTCCGACCTGATCCCCTCATTGAATGCCATTCTCGATCACGGGGTGCCCGTGACGCACGACCCCTACGGCGAGGGAATGCGGTTCCTCAAAGTGTATGACGTGAAACTGACGGACATTCCATGGACACTGTGGCGATCTCGATTCCCGCCCGTCGAAGACCTGCAAGTTCCCCCCGAACTCATTGAACTCAAGTTTCCCAAGACGAAGGGTGTGAAACCGCCCCCCGAACTGGTTGAGTTGTACGGTTCCGAGTATTTCCCCGGGGTTTCCTCACGACGGTGGTTGGCAGACCAGTCGGACGGCGGCGAACTCTTGCTTCACATTCTGCGATCGGAGGCGGGAAAGGTCGGGAGTGTCAACCAGATCCCCGGAATTAATGTGGGCGAGCATGTTCTGCCCCCGGCTGCGGCAAGCGACTGTGAACTGACGAACCTCACGTTTACGGATTTCACGATTCGCGGAACGATGCGGCGATCGTACAAGAAGGACAAGCAGGACATCCCAGTGTGGAGCTACGTCTGTGTGCCGCTTGAACTGGTTCGAATGGAGCGGAAGCAGGTGGGGTACAAGAACCGCCTTCCTTGGACTGAGACGACGGGGCACGAGATGCAGACGTCCTACCGCAAGGCACTCATGGCGTCCACCCCCGTTCGAGGGCATGTGAAGAAGGAGGCGTCCAAATCCACGACGCCCGCCCGACAGACGTCACCCCAGCGGACGGAGGTTGTCGCGGTGTTGAGCGACGACACGCTCTTCGCCGAAGACAAGTTGAGGATTGTCAAGGGACTTCTTCGCGAATCCATTCTTTCCAAGCAGATTTACCTCGATCAGCAGGATCTGTTTGTGCTGTGCCAACATGCGGTTGCGCTGCTTGAAGGTGATCTGGCGCGGGACGAGAAGTTGTACTACGACACATGGACGTCCAGGGTGGACGGGTTTCGGGTGTGCAAGCACTGCGGTGAGCAGCTGCAAGGTGACATTCTCGTGAACGTCGCCGAGTTCGATGAGATGAATCGCCTCATCATAAGCGGGGAGGTGCTGGAAACAAGGACGTTTCACGGAGCGTCCGAGTATGGCGTCCAGGCGATGAAGGCAGTGTTCCAACTCGAGTTCCCGTCCGACGAAGTGTTCTTCATGATCCTGTCGCTCCTCCAGGTGTCGCCCGACATCGATCAGTTGATGCCGATCCTCTCCTTCCGATCCAAGTATGCGAAACTCAAGGTGGAGCAGCAGGGCATTGTTGGGATTGCACAGGCGTGTTTGCTGATTCAGTCCCACGTGCCCTTCCTCGTGCCGCGTCGATCGTTTGGATCGCGCCCCCTGAAACTGAACGGTCCGCCCCGCGACGCGCCCGTTGAGGGGGAGAAGATGACGATTGTCGACACGATGATCTCGATCCTCCAGAGGACGCTGGAAGCATACCCCACCTCCTTCAAGGGATCGTCCGTCGCAACGATGCGGGACATCCTCAACAAACCGACCGACGTCCGCAAGGGCGCGCTCGCACTCGTGGGGGACATGATGAAACAACCGAGCATGAAGGACGCAATGGGTCGTGCGCGTGAGCACGTCACAACACTTCCCGTCGTGGAACAACCCAAGACCCTCATTCCACCCACCCCCGTTCCCACCAAACTTGGGACTGTGACTCAATTCGATCCCTGCGTCTCGCTTCGACCGTACTGGACCAGCAAGCGCCCTGTCGCATACCGCCAACCCGAATCCTCGCGCGTAGTCGTCATCGTCGTCACTCGTCCTGAGGCAAAGCTGATGGACACGGCAGAAACGTCCGTTCGCGAAGGCACCGCCCCCACCCCCGCCGCCGACATTCGCAAGGGACTGGCGCTGAAACCGAAGGGAACCGTGTTTGAGGACTGGCGCACGAACCTTGCGATGGCGACTCGCATCTCCGACCTCTTCCAGATGGAGAACCCGACACGGACGGTCGATCCGACGCAGAGTCCCGACACTCTGCGCGACATCTCAAAGTCAATTCTGTTCACACTTCGAAGTTCCATTGGGAAAGACCCCGTCCAAAAGGCGAAACTGGACGCGTATGAGAAGGAGGACGCGACGCTGGTGCTGCTGACAATGAATCTGGTGCAGTCGAAGACGGTGACAAACACTCTTCGGGCACGTGAGCGGCAGACGTTCACGGAACGAATGCGACTGAAGAACGACGCGGATCGTGAAATCACGAAGGATCTGATTGCGCGTGGTCTGGCGCCGTACATCATCACGAAGGGCGACCGCATCCTGTTTGCAAAGGAGGTCGCGGAAGAGACGGAACTGCCGCCCGAGGACGAGGAGATTGGCGCAGGGCAACCCGTCGACAACCCCGATGGCGAACCGATTGATGACAATGGCAATTACGGCAACCAGGCAGACAGAATGGGCGACGCTGCGGAAGAGCAACCCTATTTCGATGACAACGAAGAAAATGGAACTTAAAGACGCCGAGACGGAAGTAGATAATACAACATGCTCCTCCTTAAGATCTTCTTCATTCACGCCAAGGCGAACGCGGACGACGACACCATCGACTTCCGTGTGCATCCGCGAAGCTATGACAATTCGATTGAGATCACCCATCGCCCGAGTGATTCGAGGACGATTTACAAGACGTATGTCAGTCGCAGCGGCGCGATTCGGTACATTCGCAACCTGCTCGCTGGACTCGAGCATGATGTTGAGCCGTGCACCCAGGTTCAGATCACGTCGGCAATCGCCCCCAGCGTCCTCTACAACACGAAGGACATCCAGACGAATGTGTATGTCCGCGAGTCGATCGAGGAGTCGCTGGAGGACCTCATCAACCACCCCGTGACGATCACGCCCCCTCCCGCGGTGGTGGAGGAGGAGGACCCCGAGGACCCCGAGGACCCGGAGGACGAGTATGCGGGCATGCCCGCGCTAGTGTCCAGCTACTATGAGTAAAACACAACAAGAACGAAAAAGGTGCGCGACCCCTTTTTCAATGAAAACGAAAGTATGAATCAGAAGAGAAGAAGAGAGCAAATGCTGACCCTCAACGGATACTGTATGTCAAAGATCACAGTTCCCGTTGATGAGTTAAAGAAGGCACTCACAGTCAAACCCTATGTCCCCAAAGCATTCAACCCCCGAGGCGCTTTGCCCTATTCAGTCTTCAAGGAATCGACCGATGCCATCTACCTCCCAAAACACTTTGGGATCGAGAAGTACGGTCCACCTGCCGAGACCACGCGCGATGTTGCACGGACCCCCGACTCCTTCTGGGCGTTCGAGGGGTCTCTCCGCACCCAGCAGCATGCGGTCGTCGACTCCTTCCTGAAACCTGAGCCACACGATGGCATCATTTCGCTGCACACGGGGGGAGGCAAGACCGTCTGCGCGCTGTACATCGCGTCGCAACTCAAAGTCCCCGCCCTCATCATCGTCCACAACACGTTCCTACGAGATCAATGGGCGGAACGGGTCAAGGCGTTCCTTCCAAACGCCCGAATTGGTCGAGTGCAAGCAGGCAAGTGCGAGGTCGAGAACTGCGACGTCATCATTGCAATGCTCCAAACGATCTCCATGCGCGACATCCCAACCGCCACCTTCAAACCGATCGGACTTGTGATTGTGGACGAGTGCCACCACATCGCGTCCGAGGTGTTTGTCCAGGCGCTGCCGAAGATGACGAGCAAGTACATGCTCGGTCTTTCCGCGACGCCAACTCGCAAGGACAACCTCATGTGCGTGGGTCACTGGTTTCTCGGACCCCTGCTGTACGAAAGTGAAAACGCGGATTCACAAGACACGAGCATTTGTGTTGACGTATTTGAATACAAGAACGATGATCCAACATTCAATGAAATCATCTACAACGCACAGGGGGTCATGTTCACGACCCTGATGATCAACAAGTTGGCGGAGGAAAGGGGGCGCACAAAGTGGCTGGCGGAGATTCTAGAAGATGTCCTCTTAGCATCACCCCAGAGACAGGTGTTGGTACTTACCGATCGAGTCCAGCATACCAAGGATTTGTTGGCTGCTCTGCCAGATGGTCTTCGTGAAAAGGCGGCGATCTTATCGCAGGGGATTCCATCTGACAAACGAACTCAACTTTGCAATACTCGAAAAATTCTAATTGCAACATACGCAATGTGTCGCGAAGGATTCGATCAACCGACACTAAATACGCTACTGATGGCAACTCCGCGTCCTGATATTGACCAGGTCGTTGGGCGTATTCTTCGAGTTGAGAAGAAAGCCAGAACGATTCATCCGTTGATTATAGATATAGTTGATCCACAATTTCGCCGTCAGTTCCAACAAAGGAATACGCTATATAAAAAACGAAACTATACTCTTGCAAAAGTAGAATTAAGCACAGAATAGAATGCCTCGCAGACCAAATATGAACGATCGAGAACTTGTAACTTGGTTTTACAACCAAAAGGTTGTGTCGGAAACAGACTGCTGGGAATGGACTGGTGTATTAAACGGAGGGTACGGACATCTCAGTGTAAAGGGTAAACGAATACTTGCACATCGATTCTCATTACAAATCGCTCTTGAACGACAAATTCCTTCAAATCTTGAAGTTCGTCATATGTGTAATAATTCGAAGTGTATAAATCCAGAACATTTGAAAGAAGGAACGCATTCGGACAACATGAATGATATGGTACTATCTGGGAGACAAGCAAGGGGTAAGATGTTGTCGGATAAACTACGAGGCATTTCACACCCAAAAACGTCTGGCGCTAAAAATGGTCGAGCAAAACTAACCGAAGAAGATGTGATTGAGATTAGAAATAGTAGTAATTCACAGTGTACTCTCGCAATACAATATGGTGTTAATCGCGGACATATTCGCAGCATACAAACTTATAAGTCATGGACGACGGTTACGAAGGTGGCGCTGCCTCCTCCGTCTGCACAAGCCCGGGCACTTCAACCACCACCTCTGGCGCCGCAGCAGGTTCAGGGAGCACTTCGACCACCACCTCCTCCAGTGCCACAATGGGCTCAGGCGCGGGGTCCTCTGGCGTCGTCTCCGACACAAACAACTCCCGAATAGGGTTCTGTATGGCAAATTGCTGCTGGAATCGCGCAGCCGCCACCTTGAGATTTGCGACGGCTGCAGCTTTAACGAGCGGGTTCACGATCGAATCCCTCGCTTCGGGGACGCGGATTGACAATGATGCGGGTGGAGAATTGGGTGAGAGGGGGGACATATATCGATCCGCGGGGACGTGATTGAAATGGCGCTTGCTGTCGGGTTCGCCAAACACCGTGATCTTCTCGAGTCCATTTGCCTCCTCAGGCTTGCTAACCTCGTTGTATTTTTCATTGTCGAATTGCTCCTTGAACTCGGCAATAATCTGGGGTGGCAGCATGGGACTGACTTCGGCGAGGTTGTCGACCTGGTCCTTGACATACTTCAGCAAGTCGTGGGGCGTCTTGCGTTCCTCGCGGGGGAGCTTCATCTCAATCAGGCAGAAGCGGTACAACTTTGCATAATGAATGGACGACAGTCGATGCCCCTCCGCGCGTCGAGCCCAACCAAAGTACGTCCCCGTCATGTTGAGAGTCGACACCAACAACGATGAAACACCGATACAGATGGTCGCAAGTTGCTGATTGCCAGGAAACATGTTCGTGCTGCCCGCCGACACGAACCCTGTAATCGATGAAATCACAATGACGGGCAGGTCAATGTACGTCTTGAACCGACTGTACCGCTCCTCCGCCTTCTTGTGAACCCAACTCAGGCAATGAGCCTTCTCCCCCGTCGACGCGAAGTACTCCTCAAGCTCCGGCGTCCAATGAATCTCCGTTCCAGGATCCACCTGACTTCCCATTTATTGTAAAGTCGGTTTTTTAACGCGATGATGAGTAATGTTGCCGAAGCGATATTTTTCCGGGTTGTCTGAAAGAAAGAAGACGCTGCGGCGGCGCGAACTCACTCGACGGGGGAAGATGTCGTGGAAATCGGCGAAAGCATACCGCCCCTTTGCGACGGACAAGGGGGTCAAGACCCGCAAGTCGACGTACACCCAGCGATGGCATCGTGCGCATCCGGGGGTTACCAGTTTGGCGGAGATTGCAAAAGAGTCCGGAGTCCCCAAGTCAATTCTCCAGAAGGTCTACGATCGTGGAATGGCTGCTTGGAGAACCGGACATCGTCCTGGCGCATCCGCCCAAGCGTGGGGAATGGCGCGAGTGTACTCCTTTGTGCTTCATGGGAAGACGTGGCACACGGCAGACGCGGATCTTGCGAGGAAAACATCCTCATAAAGTATAACAATGAACTTTGATCGGAACGGCGTTCTTGTGAACAAGTCGCAGGCGACTCCCGAGCTTCGGACACTCAAGAAGGTTCTCCACATTGACTCGGCGGATCGGGACACGATGCTTTACTACACGAACGGCGAGTTCGTCGTCTACCTTCCCCGTGTGTACGAGAAGGTTGTCTCCCTCCGGCTGATGAGCGCGGAGTTCCCCTCGCTTGAGAGTGCCCTGACGCACTCCTACCCCAACGGTCCGAACATTCCCACCGCGACGTACTCGTCCGATGTGGCGGTTGTCTCTGCCGGCAACCTGATGCCGAACTACTTTGTGGTTGAGGTTGATGGACTCAACAAGACTGACGAGGCCGCGATTGGTGGCAATCGCTCGCAGTATCCCGACGCCTTCTTTGCGAAGATTGTGAATTCGACGTACAGCAAGTCCGTCGCAACGGCCTCTCGCGAGACGACGTTCATTGAGTACAACGACCACTCGGGGCAGGAGAACGTTGCTCATTTCAGCCCCCCGATCGGCAAGCTCGACCGACTGCGGATTCGGACCCGCCTTCATTCGCAGCAGGGTGGGCAGGGATTCATTTACTGGACGACGGCACAGGCAGCCGCGACGTCGGCAAACACAAACGTGGTCAATTATTGCTTGACGTTTGAGGTTGAGTACATGGACAATGGATTTGACAACTTCTCGAGCCTCTCGACCCGGTTGAACCCGAGCGATCGGCGGGAGGCTTAACGACCGCGCATAGATTTACCGAGCATCACAAACGTATCAAATGTAAATAGGAAGAACACGCCAGTGGCGATATACAGCACCATATCCTGCACGGGCGCAGGTTCGTACCCCGTCTTGTTCTGCTCAATCAGCCGAAGAATACGCGACAACTTATCATCGTCCCCGCCGCCGCCCGACACCGGCATCATGAACTTCTCGCGGAAGGCGGTGCTGACGGACGGGCGCGACTGTGCGGGCACCTTCGGGTCGAAACTCTCTGACTCGGATTCCTTGTCCAGTGGCAGCGTCTTGGTGACCGACGCAATCAGGGCGGCGTGCTTCTCGATGCTCTTCTCCGACTGCTCCTCCTGCGTCTGCTGCTTCTGTATCGGGGACTCGTTGGCGTCCTTGCGTTCATGTGTGACGGGTGCGCGTTGTCCAAAGGGTGTGCCATACACCTCTTCTAGACTTGAATAGTTCATCCTATCCCACTTGTTCAAAGAAGCATAGAAAAATATGAGCGAAATGTATAAATGCTCCTCTCGTCCCGAAACGAGTGGATCCTGATTGCAGTGCTGATTGCGTACATTGCGTTTGTTCCTCCGTTCCAGGCAGTGCGCGACATCCTCGCAACCTCGGTTGGCAAGGCGGCGGCACTCGCTGGCATCGTGTACGTCTACAAGTTCGTGAGTTGCCCCGCTGCACTGCTCCTGCTGGTCGCGTACGTGCGATGCGCCAAGACGAACATCTGGGAGGGGATGGACATCATCGAGACGCCCCCCAAGTGCACGGGCGCCGACGTTTTCAACCCCCTCACGAAAGTGTGTGAGAAACCGAAGGCGACGACACCCCCCGAGTCAATGGGGTCCACTCCCAGCACGGCAGCCCCCGCGTCGACGTATCAGACCGGACCCCTCAGCAAGGCGCCCATCACCGTGCCAGGCGCAGGGATGCCGACGACCTCTGGAAGTCCCATCCCGCCCACGACGGGTGGACCTCAGCCCGGTGCGGGCACGCGATCGGGTTTCGGAAGCGCCCAGTAAAAATATCCCTATAAAAACAACATGTTCGAGGTCTTGAACGACAACAAGTTTTTCTTGGGAATCATGATGATTCTGCTGAACATCGGGTCTCGTCACCTCGTGGATGAATTCAGTGGAAGCCAGGAAGAGTATTCCCGAAACCTTCTACTGAGGCGTGTTGCCATTTTTGCAGTGTGTTTTGTCGCGACGCACGACATTGTGACGTCGCTGTTGCTGACGGCGGGGTTCATTATCATCGCGACGGGGGTGTCGCGGAAGAGCGCCGAGGGGATGGCGAATCAGAAGGTGGATGCGATCAACTCAAAGGCGGATTCACCGGCGTTTGACAGTTCGGCGCCTCTTCTGTTTACGAAGGGTTGAGCGCCGCTTGCGTCCTCCGAATTTCTTAATCACATTCTCAATGTCTTCGGGCAGGTTCTTGTCTTCCGCGATCTTCCCGACCGCCGTCTTGCTGACATTCCAGGGCTGGATCACGCCGACCTCCGTCCAGCGATGCGTGGAAAAGTTCGTACCGTTCGGCTTCCCAAGAAGGTAGCGCTGCTTGTCCTTGCCCATTGGGGGATATATCTTCAGAATCCTCGTGTCTATGATAGTGTATGTCTCGGCGCAAACCCGGTCGCCCACTTTCAATCCACGCGGATCGACCGCACTCTCGCTCGGTTTGGGAAATACGCATCGTTCCTGCATCCTTACAACTTAATCACGATGGAATTCTTCCCGGTGGAGCCAGCGGCCTTCCTAGAAGACTTCAACGCCGACGGGGGCTGCGAAATAACGTCCTTCTTGATGTCCCGCAGCAGGTCATCGATGTTGAGCGACGGCTGACGCATCTCCTGAGCGGGCGCCGGGGCACGCGGGGCTGCCTTCGGTGCCGCCATCTTGATGGGCTTGTACTCCGTCTGCTGTTTGGGAATCATGTTCGGGGGCGGGGGCGGGGGCATGGATCCCTGCATGAAGTTCATGAGACCTGCGAGCGGGTTTGGGGCGTTTGCGGGAGGGGGGACACTGGCGGTGCCCCGCATCTGCTGGGTCTGATTCTGCATTGCAGCCGACGCCAGCTGGCGCGCAATGTCGGGGTTCTGGCGCATGATGTCGTCGATGTTCGGGATGGGCGCCCTGCGGGTCATCTGGTTTGTGAGGTGCACCATGTACACCATCATGCACACCCGCATCGGGATCTTGACGAGAGGGTGCATCTTCATGTTCTCGCCATACAGGTCGTACAGCTCCTCGAAATCGTCCTCGAGATCCACCACGTTCATCTGTGCCGCCTCCGAGAGTCCGTCCAGATGGAGCCCAAACATCTTCATCATCGGCACGTTCTTGGACCCATACTCCATCGCAGACATGCCCGTCACGAACCACTCGGAGAACTGCTTGATAGTGGAGTCCATGGACTTCTCGCGCTTGATGAACTCGAGCTCCAGCTTCATCTCCTCCATCGGCGAATCCATGGTGAACCGCTTGCGCATGGGGACGCCCATCTTCCCGAGACGCTCGAACTTGCGGAGAATGTCGTACTTCTCGCGCATCATCGTCTCCTCGCTCACTCGGCGCGGTGCGGGGGTGGCGTAGGACTCGGCGTTGAAGTTGTCCATGCCCTGGAATTGCATGGGACCAGTGTCCTCAGACGAAGGAACGAGTCTGGGCGCCGGCACGGGTGGGGGTGCGTCGTCGAACGACAGCGTGGGAATATCAACAGTCTCAAGAGTGACGATGCCGCCAACGTTGGGATTGACGAGTAGATCAATGTCCATTCCCTTTGTCTTGCTTTAGGAGGGTGTTCTGAAAACTTGAACGCAAAACGAATTCGTAGTCTCGTGAGTGGACCCAGGACAAAATGCAGGTGTACGTTACTATCATTGACGAGTTGCGATACAAGGACAAATTCAGATACATGAACAAGACCCTTGAAGGTGTTCATGCGAGCATTCAGCGTCACATGGACTTCTTCACCGTTGGCAAGGCTAACGTAGACCACGAAGACATTCAATGGAACCTCGCCAATCTATCAAACAACTATACCACCAAGGGCATCATCTTCAGCCTAAACTCTGGCGAGAAGGAGTTTGAAATACGATGCCATTACGACTACTTGCTGGAGTGAAAACGGATTCATAGGGTCCAGGAACAATGTCCTCCCCCAACCAGACAAAATGACGTTCTACTACCTTACGATTATTGACGAGGAGCGACATGGAAGCAAGTATACATACTTGAACGAGACGATTGACGGCGCAGTTGCGGCGATTGACATGTACGTGAAGGACGTGCTGGACATTGACGCAGAAGAGGAAATTGAGAAGCACATGGAGAAGATGGAAACCCATCGCACTATAACCTTCGTGATTACTGACAACGAGGACGGTTACGAACACGAGTGCCATATTGAGTGCCGCAGGATTCAACTGGGGTGGTGAGGAATATATCTGGGCATAAATAAATGGTAGACGTTGATACGTTCCTAACCCATGAAGGAGCGACGCAATACGCATTACATTTTCTGGGCGATCGGCCGCCGATTATTGGACTCAACAGGCCTGACAAATATGGAAACTTTCCGTTGATGAACGCTATCAAATGTTGCAATGAAGAACTCGCAGGTCTCTTGTTAAAAAGAGGCGCGGACATAAATGCCAAGAACATTGCGGGCGAAACTGCTATGACTTTTGCGGCAAAGAGACAGGACCAAAGCGCTGCATTAGCATTGGTTACTTTTTTGTTGGAAAGGGGTGTTGACGAGGAGGCAACGAAACTTGGGAGAGGGTTTTTAGCGAAAAAAGAGGAACAAAAGAAAGCGGAGAAAGAAATACTGGAACTGAAAGAAAGACTGCAAAAAGCACAAGTGAGAGTAAACGAAACCTTGACACTAGAACGGGGTTTGTATAAACGTGTACGTGACCTAGGGGGTGAGCACGTGGAGGAGGGAACTCGCCTCCTCCACGTGCGGCGTCGCCCCCTGCCAGAAGGGTATGTGAACCCCCACCAAGAAAGGTTAGACGCAACCTTAAAACGAATACCAACAGTGGAGGAGCGGCGTATTAAGGAAGAAGAAGCAGTCAAACAAATAGAGGTCGAAATAGACAATCGTCGCAAAACACTCAAACAGATAGAGGTTGAAATAGACAACCTTCGTAAACCACAGACAGGTTCAAAGCGAAAGACATCGCGACGCAAGAGAGTAAGACGTTCAAAGAGCAGGAAGGTTAGGCGCTAAGTTCATTGATGCTCCATAACCCACAAGCCTTGCAAAAAACTATCCGCAAGATCATCCTTCTTTGGATGTTTGGAAAAGTGTTCCTGGTTCTCCTTCGGAACCAGCGCATAGGCATGCGTAATACCAGTCTTTTTGCGTCCCTTGTAACTCCCCACAACGTCATCCACAGTAACAATATTGGACAACTTGTGCGTCGCCGAAACCCCTTCACTCTTCAATCCCTTCATGGAAAAATACATCTGGAGCATCGCCTGAACGGCATACATGCGGCGCTCTGGCTGGTTCTCAATACAGACGAGATCTGAATTTGCCCACGAAGTAGCACGCGAATCCAAACAGGCAATAATGGCCGGTGCGAAGTCCATCACAGATCCGGAGGTAGAGGATGCGATACACTTCTTCCACGTATTCTGCTTGGCGTGATTGTAGACCAACTTCACGAGATCGACCTTCTTGGTGGCGTCTGTCGTCAGTCCAATCTTGATGATCTCTGCTTTGAGTTCCGCGGGGCTCTTCTTGTTCAGTTCCGTCTTAGTGAGGGCCTTCTGCTTTCGCGGCGCATGCTTGGCACACGCAAACGTTCCCTCGGACGCATGCTCATAACGAGCCGCAGTTTTACACTTGAAACAACGTGCTGCTCCAACACCTGCTCGTTCACCTAAAACGTCAATGATGTTCCAGTCAAGGATTTTTACATCATTGCGATTTGTTCCTTCTAGCACGCAGTACGCTAGGTTCCTCAATCCCACATCAAATGAGACGACCTTCATTACTTATCTTTACGCGGTGGCTTTAAGCAGCGACACGAGGATGTTCTTGCCGTCGCGCTTGCCGAAGGGGATCCCGCGCTTGGTCAGCATCTCCTTCAGCTCCTTGACGGACTTGCTCTCCAGCCCGTCCGTGTCAATCGGTCCCGGGGGTCCATCCACGATGTCGACCGCGGGCGTCTCATCCACAGACACCCGGTCATCCTCCTCCTCCTCGGGAGCCGGGGCAACGGGCACAGTCTCGACCTCGACGTCCGCAACCGCGCGGAGTTCGGGCGGCGGGCGAGCCAACTCGCCAATCACCATTACAATATTGTTCATGTTCTGGAAGAGGCGCGTCTGCTGCCAGTACAGCCACCCGACCATCCCTGCGAGAATGAGGACCATGGAGGCAAGCAAAGCGATGGAAGCGTGAAGAAAGTCCATTTGTGAGATGGCTGGAAAGAACCCCTGCCCTTCCAACGCGCGGATAAAATCCCACTCAAACTACAAATGGCTCGTGGTATGAAGGGAGGCAACGTTCTGAGTGCACTGGAGATTGGCGCCGCCGTGTTCGCCGCAAAAAAGTCCAGCACGTTTGGTGGATTTGTTTGGACGTTTCTGAAGTACATCTTCCTGATTTTCGTGGGTCTGTTTGTCCTCAGCGTCGTGCTGTATGCGCTCGGTCTCATCAAGCGCGAGCACTTTGTCCCCGTTGCCCCGTCGAAGGAGGGCGACGAGAAGGTGCGGACGCCGGCGGGCAATGTGATCATGTATTAAAACTCCTCATCGAACGTAATCGCCGACGCGTTCTCGGCGGGACGGGAGTACTCGCTCACCTTCTTCTCAAAGAAGTTCGTCTTTCCCTCAAGTGAAATCAACTCCATAAAATCAAACGGGTTCTGCGTGCCGTAGATCTTGGGTGCTCCAAGCTGTACTGCCAGTCGATCCGCAACGAACTCAATGTACGAGGACATCATCTTGCTGTTCATTCCAATGAGGGAGCAGGGAAGTGCATCGCAGATGAACTCCTTCTCAATCGCAACCGCCTCCTTGACGATCGACTGGACGACACTCGCGTCAAGCGGCTCGAGGGTGTGATACAGCGCGATCGCAAACAGGGTGTGCAGTCCCTCGTCGCGGGAAATGAGTTCATTGCTGAACGTGAGCCCCGGCATCAGTCCCCGCTTCTTCAGCCAGTAGATGGAGCAGAAGGCACCGCTGAAGAAGATGCCCTCGACGCAAGCAAACGCAACCAGGCGCGTCGCGAAACTGTCCTCCTTGCTCGTGATCCATCGCAGCGCCCAGTCTGCCTTCTGTCGGATGCAGGGGATGGTGTTGATGCCGTCAAAGAGGCGCGTCTTCTCCTCCTCGTTCTTGATGTACGTGTCGATCAGCAGAGAGTACGTCTCGGAATGGATGCCCTCCATCGCGTTCTGGAAGGCGTAGAACAGCTTGACGACCTGGCTGTCGACCTCACGCTGGAATCGGTTGCACAGGTTCTCCTGGACGATGCCATCGGACCCCGCAAAGAAGGCGAGAATGTTCTTGATAAAATGCCTCTCGTTGTCTGTCAACTTGTCCCAGTCGAACTGGTCCTTGGAAAAATCGATCTCCTCGGGCGTCCAGAAAACCGCGACGGACTGCTTGTACATCTTATACAAATGGGTCTCGCGACTAGGGATAGGAAAGAGGGTATAGGACGTCATCGTGCTATATATATAGCGGAGAAACCACCTAAATGAAAAATAGAGAGGAAGAACAATGAGTAGCACGAGCAACGTTCAGAACCTGCTCACAAACGTGTTTCGCCCAAGACACACGTACGACACGGTCGCGAACTTTTTCCAGACCCGCGTCGAAATGTCAAACATCGACACACTCTATGCCAACGTGGCATACCTCTCGAACGCCTATGTGGGTGACTCGAACAGCAATGTGTACGTTGGGGTGGGTGCGGGAAACTCGTACGTGAACACCCAGTCTAATTTCCTCAACACTGCGATGGGACCCTTTGCGGGCAGCAACATTTCCAATGCGAGCAACTCCGTGTTTCTGGGATACTCGGCAGGTGCGAACGTCGTGAATGCACGGAACACGATTCTGATTGGCACGGCGACGTTTGGAAACGGGAATTCGAACATTTTCATCGGGACGAGCAACGGCGTCACGAGCGGGTCGTGCAACATTTTCCTTGGTCAAACCCTGGCATACCCAGGTGGAACGAGCAACAACACCCTCCGCATTGGGAACGGCGTCCCCACGATTCTTGGGGATTTGTCGAGTCACACGATTGGTATCAACGTCTTCCCCCGGGACACAGCGTTCGCACTAGATGTTTCGGGATACGTCCACATTTCAAACGCTGGAATCGGTATTAACTCAGATCCGCGCGATCACACCCTGAACGTCAACGGCGACATGTACGTCACCGACGGTCATGGCGTTTTTGCGCTGTCGAACGTCGCAGGGAATTCAGTGCTGAGTTACGATCCCGTTCTTCCCGCGACTGCGACGGTGAACTTCAACGCAACAGTGAACATAAAAACGCACCCCGTCCCGTTCATCCAGTATGGGAGCGTTGTTGTCGATGGATCCACTCTTACAGGGACAGTTGCATTGCTTACGGAGTACCCCAATTCAAATTATGCAATTCAGTTGACGACAGCGACGGGGTCAGCTTCTGCTCCTGGTGTTACTGGCGTAACGACCAGCAATTTCACATTCACCGGAACCGGCGGGTCGTCGTATTACTGGACGACCTTTGGCGCATTCCCTTGATCTCGCACCCGCAACTTCTCGACGATCTTTCGAATGCTGACGATCGACACCCCCGACTTCTCACACACTGTCGCATTCTGACTCCCTAGAACGTAGCATAGAACCCCCGCCACAATTGTCTTGGGCGTGTGTTCCATCTCAGGGAGCTGCTGCAGCATCAGCACCACCCGATCCCGATCCCGATCCACGAGGTTCATTTCCGCACAGATTCGTTCGGCGATTCCGAGCTGGGTGTTGAGGACGTTCGACTCGCTCGACGGTCCCTCCTGCTTCCCATTGTCGAATCGCATGAGTGCCTTGCAGAGTGCGCGAATGCTCACATGAAACAGTCCAGCAACCTCCTCGTGTGCCCTCGTCGCCTCGTGCTGGCGACAGGCGGTGAAGACCGAGGCTGCCATAAGTGCCCGCCTCGTCTCGCCCCTCGTCTTTTGCGCGTCCTCCACCTTCTTGAACATTCCGCAGGCGTCCATGATGATTGCCTTTGGCAGGCATGCGCGGAGACAGGAGGATTGGATTG